ATAGGGTATACCGCAACGAGCGGCGGCCTGTTATGGATTGCATCTACACCGCCAAGCGATGGCTGCGCGAGATTGGATACGAGCTACCCCGAATCAGGGTGCGCATCACCGAGACCGATCGACACAACCCGGTCATGGGGTCCGCTGTGCTCAATGCCAATGAGGTCTACATCGTTGACACCTCGGTTGACTCACGACACCTGATGCACGTAGTGTGCCACGAAATAGTCCACGCCGTACTCGGCAAGGGTCATGATGAGTATTGCCCGCTGATGGCGTCAAGGGTACCGGCTATCGAATGGACCCGCGACACTATAAAGAAAAACTTTATTAAATACTTTGAATAAGATTGATTGATTTACGTCTTACCTATACAACCAACAAGGAGACAATCAAATGACAGTACAAGAACAGATCAACGCAGCCCGGATGAAGCTATCAATGGCTCAGCAAAAACTACAACGCCTCAACGAGGTTATTGATACCCACTTCTCACCACGTCGCAAGGATGGCGAGACTGGCGAAGAAATAACACTGGAGACTCACAAGCTGATGTGCCTCGCCCTAGGGTCGGTCATTGATGCTCAGAAGGTCATGACCGAAGCGGTACTCGACATCGGTGGTAATCTGAGCGGATCACGAACGATATACTTAAAATAAAAGTTATTAAAATATTGAATAGACGGGGCTCAACCCCGTCTTACCTATACAACCAACAAGGAGATACTAAAATGGACATTATGATTCAGACCTCTAAGATCGCCCGAGTAGACCACAACCGAGCCCGCAACGTGTGGACCGTAGTTGATCAAGTCGCTCAGGCTCGCGCCCTGTGCTTAGATGAGGTAGAAAGTGCTATATCGCGATGCCACAACAGTGCAACGGCTCAGAAGCTCGCACGGACCATCACAGCCAAGTATACCGCCCGCGTGCCGGCGTACGTGCACCCGGACACACCGACCTATGGCGAGCGCTTGAACGCTTGGATCATGATGAATAAAAAAGGTTAACTTGGTTTGAATAAACCCGAATTGCAAAACGTCTAACGGGGGGCCCCTCCCCCCCCCCTCCTCCCGAATCTATCTCCCATGCGGCCGGTTGGCACGGAGTGTGCTAAGACCGTTCGCGTTATCGCTATGAAATTTTGGAGATTTCGAATATCCGCCTGGCTAATTACCTTAAACCGGAAGGAGGGGATATGAATGGACTCACCAGAAGAGGTAATCAAGGCAACCCAAACAGTAGTTTCAGATCTAATGGGACACTACGGATGGATGTTCATAGCAGCAATTGCGGTCCTCTTGTTCAAGAACGTAGTAAGCAATGTATTGGATGGGCTACTGTTTATGTTCGGCCACGATTTCGATGTTGATGATATAGTATACATCAATGGCGACAAAAAAGCAAGGATAATCAGACAAACGCCAACTAAGACAGTTTTCCACTTGATTGAAACAGATAGAAAGCTTATAGTACCAAACACAGCGCTCTATTCCTTGCGAATAGAGAAAATATTACCAGGATCGAACAACGATTCGGACAATTAGAGTTAAACGACTATTTATAGGGTAGCCAAAAAATGGCCAAAAAAATTTAAGGAGATATAAGATGGCATCTATTAAAGACAAAATAAGAAAACTAGTAAAAGAAGAGCTAACGAAAGTATTGGAAGGTCCGGTCAGAGAAAATTTCTCAAGAATGGATGCATTACAGGGTAGCAATGCAATGGAAAAGGCATTTGCCGCAGTTGACTTAAACACTCTAATGAGTATCGCACTACCTTATTTGAATGATGATGAGAAAGAGATCTTAAAAGATGAGATGCTTAAAATCGTTATGGTGATACCAGATGCAGAACTCGCAGAAATATACGATACAGTAGTAGCTAGCGCAACCGGACAATTCAACGAAGGTGCTGCTGAGTAATCTGCAATGGAGCACCAAAATAAGAAAATAAAAGACATGGTAGAGAAGGCGTTGGGCCTTAGAGATCCTGAAGAGGTTCCAGATGCTGAATGGGATGATAGTCCAGAATCCGATTTTGCTGACGCGGGGCACATGGAAGATCCACAATTCAACGAAAAACTAAATCAATACCTGTTAACAAAGGGTACTAGCCTTAAGAAGTTGGGTATAAGGTTATGAAACTGATAATGGAAGGTTGGCGGCAATTTGTTAACGAAGGGTACCCTAACGACGATGCTCAAACTCCAGTAGACAGTGGTTACGAAAACTATGAATTAGCTTCAGCTGCCAAACTAGCTATCGAAGCGTTTACAGATCAGCTAACGGAAATGGGTTATTATACCCTACCCAAATACGACGAGGCTATCAGTGCTCTCTTAGCAGGTAACGCTAGCGCTGCAGCGAACGTAATTCGCGCTGAGGTCTCGGATGAAGATGGCGGTGACCGCGATGGTGACCTGCTCAACGCAATGGTAGGCGAGTTAGAAGAAGAATTCGAACAATTAATCGCTAGCGCCGGTGCCAATCGCCAAGTTTGAGTGGCCAGCCAAGATAAACGGCAATATTACGACGATCTCCACGATGCCGCGTGTAAATTAAACAAAAAAATTTACTTTGACCCTGTTATAGGGTATAATGTTATAACAAAGATATACTTACTTGGTCGCGGATGGTGTTGTCGTAACACTTGCCGTCATTGTCCTTGGAGGGAATAATATGTGTATAATTTGTGTTGGAATCGATAATAAAACTTTATTACCTTGGGAGGCGCTCCGCAATTCGGATGAAATGTGGGATGCTACCCCCGATGACCACAAAGAAGAGTTAGATGAGAAGATAGCACTGCTTATTCGTGAATGGATGGAGCAAAACCCTACCGAAAAAGTCGATATATAAAAAATTTTTCTCGCGAAAAATCGCGAAAACGCGACCATCTTCCTTCTTGAAAACTATCTATAACATCACGTTTTGGAGGTTTTCTTATGCTTAAGTTCATTTTATCACTCGGTCTTGTTGCTGCCTTTGTTTGGGGCTGCGGCCCTTTGCTCCAATCCTGCTGGGGAATCAAGGACGCTGAAGGCAAAATTGACTGGCCTCGTGTCAAAAAGTACGCAAAACTTAGCGATCTGGCTTATAAAAGCGAAAAAGATGTAAAATCTGAAAAAATTTCCGGTTTTGGCGAGGAGTTATACACAAAAATACTCGATGGTGTCGAATCTCGCGTCATTTTGATCACCGATCACAAAAATAAACTCCATTGGGTCGCAATTGAAGGCACCGCAAATAAAACAAACGTAAAACTTGATGCAGAATACCTAAAAGAGAAGGATCCAACCCTGGGAATATGGGTTCACAAGGGATTTCACAAGCTCGCAACGGCCGTATACAACGATCTTAAGCCAAAACTGGTACCAGGATACAAAATTCGCGTTACCGGGCACTCATTGGGCGGTGCTGCCGCCGCCGTCTTGTCTATGATGTACTCAGTTGAAGGCACTCTCGAAGAATGTGTCACCTTTGGGCAACCCAAAGTAACAAACGAGAAGGGTGTAAAGAAATATTGGGACTTACCAATAATACGAATCGTAGATAATAAGGATATCGTCCCTCTCGTTCCCCCGTTAACAATAATCTCAGCAATACACGGCACTTATCGCCACGTTGGTGTTGAAGTTATATTAAAACCCGGTGGGCGTTGGCTGTGGCTCAGTAAACACAACGCAAACCGAATGCTGGTTACTGGAACCTGGTCTAATCTGTTTAACGAATCGATTGATGACCATTATATGAGAAATTACATAGAAAAGATAGAAAAAATCTTGAAAAAGGAGTAGGATGTATGGTATGCAACATTTTATCAATTTTGGTGGCTTCCATAGTCTTTTTACAGTTGCTAATTTGTGGTTGGCAGTGTAGGGGTGATCAGTAGAAGTATGCAAAATTTAAGAACATTAGTTGGAGACACCCCCCTCGTTAGGGTTTCTGACAGAATATATGCAAAATTAGAGACTGTCAACCCTTCTGGTTCGGTTAAAGACAGAATGATATCTTATATTATTAGAAAGGCTCAGCTTTGGGGTAATATTAAGAAAGATGCGATACTGTGTGATGCAACCAGCGGGAATACTGGCATCGCTCTCGCTATGGTTGCCGCTTCTCTGGGGATGAGGTGTGTTATATTTATGCCTAAAAATATGTCCGAAGAAAGAAGGCAGATGATGAGAATATATGGTGCCGAGATTATCGATGCACCAAATGATGATTTTTTGGCCGCGATTGGTATGCGCAATGCTTACCTTATGGCAAACTCAAAGGCCTGGTCTCCAAAACAATTCGACAACCCTCTTAACGTGGAGTGCCACGAAAGAGAGACAGCGCCAGAAATTCATAAACAAGTTATAGCCACAAATCGTAGTTGGTCTGCTTTCATTCACGGTGCAGGAACTGGCGGTACTATAGAAGGTGTCAGGAAGTACGTGTCCAAGAACCAACTTAGTGTCGACGTGTGTATGGTCAAACCGCTTGAATCGCCCCATGGGATCCAGGGAATCGCAGATGGCAAAGACTTCCTAGCTTCCTCAGAAGATATGGACAGTATTATCAACGTTGGAACGGAAGAGTCAATAAGCAGAGCGAAAGATTTTATAAAAGAGACAGGTTTGCTTGTTGGTATATCATCTGGTGCCAATATATTGGCTGCCGAAAGGTACGTTGCTGCCAAAGATCCTCGTGGCATTGTTGTTACTATGTTGTGTGATCGCGGTGAAAGATATATGTCCATATATGAAAAGTAAACTATTTATTGTATGAAACTCATAATGGAAAACTTCAGGAAGTTCACAGAGAGCTACAAGGATCATGATCACAATCGCCCTGCCAGCTTGGAAGGCAACATTCCCTTATGGTCCTCGTTCGGAGGAAAGACGCTTCCCATTGCTCAACTGATGGAAGAAGAGTTTGACAGAGGAAACACAACCGAAGAAGAATTTGCAGGATGGCTAGAGAAGTACGGGTTAACTCCTGAATCACCAGCGACGTGGGTAACTACAAATCCTTTCTATGCTGCTGGTTATGAAAACGAAATGCGCCCACCAGACGTAGACAGATATATAGAACAACAAGGCGAGAATGCCTTTGAAGAAGAGTTTGAAGTGTTATGGACAACAAAACACCCAACCTTCACTAAACAGGATGGCATTCTTGTGGTAGAATCACACGATGGTGATGATGGATATTTGTTTGCCAAGAGTGAAGTATGAAACTCATAATGGAAAATTGGAATAACTTCTTATCCGAGAATAAAAAAAAGGATATCAAGAATCTTAAGTTTGGCGAGATAAAAGACCGATCGTTTAAAAAGCAACTATCTCAGTCACCAAAAGTCATAGATATAAGGTTGTCTGATCTTCCGATATCTAAATTTCCCGATAACGATAGCGAAACAACCAGGCAAGAACTTAAAAAAGTTCTAAACGCAATGACAACTAACACAGAAATGGACAGGGATGAGCTTCGAGAGGCCGACAAGAAGCCTCTGCGGATGTTTTTCAAGTACCTTGATAGCGAAGGCTTGGATTATGACAAAGATCTCTTAAAAGAGATTTATAGCGACGTTTCTTTAATTACTTTAAAATTGAAAGTAAGATATGACAGGCCCCGTCCCGAACAACTTGGACACTTAGTTGGGTATGACGTCAAGTCGATAAAGACAGATTCTGATGATTCACCATCTTTTCCGAGTGGGCACACTGCTCAGGCTTGGACTATGGCATACTATTTATCAGACAAACACTCAGATCACCAACAATCTTTTTTTGATATTGCTGAGAAGATAGAAAAGTCTAGAATTATCAGAGGTGCACACTTCCCCAGTGACAACAAAGAAGCTAAGAAGATAGCTAAAAAATATTTGTACCCGAATATCAAAGACTAGGCGACTAGTTACTTGCATTGACTTGGAGGATAGTAAATGAAACTCATAATGGAAAACTGGCGTGGATTTATTAACGAGAAAAAGTTACCAGGTGGTGCGCCTAGCAAATCAAAACTCAAGAAAGTTGTAAAAATATTAGGCAGACCACTTTCCAAAGGTGAGGTGGTTGCTCTTGATAAAAAATTCCACCAGACTTTTCCTATTGCTGCACAAATGCAGGTCTGGCTTTCTATAGACCCTAACGGCAGACCCTTGTTGTATGATGATATGCCAGAGGCTTGCAAATGGGCAAGAATATCGTGCCCGACGCCGGAACCTGAAGCGAAAAAAGAACCAGAGCCAGAGGTAGAAGAGCCAGAGGTAGAGGTTGAGCCCGTGCCGGAAAAGGAACCCGAAGAGGAAGTACGCGGCAGAGACCCAGGTTGGACTTTTATTGGTCGCAGTGTTGGGTGAGCCTGGCAATTACATTTCACATAATAGAAAAGGGGTCTTATGAAATTACCAATTTTTATAGAAGATAGTAGAGTGCCGGCACTCTTAAGTTACATTGCACCGATCACAATATGGGCCATATCCTTTGGTCCGTTTGTTTGGAGTCGGGGAAAGATTTCGGAATCAACGAAACAGCATGAATGTATTCATTGGTTGCAGCAAAAAGAATTATTATTTATCGGACATTGGATTTTATACCTTGCATTTTGGCTCTATTATATGGTAAAGTTAAAAAACGGCAAAGATGCATACAGGGCTTCACCATTTGAGATGGAGGCCTATAGGAACGAACACGTAATAGGCTACCTCAAAAACAGAAAGCGGTTCGAATGGTTGAGATACCTGAAATAAATGAATTTTCCAGGATGGAATGGAAGAGCGCCTCTGGCGATGATGTTGATCTAGAATCAATTGTTGGTGTCTGCAGTAAGTTCGTGAACAAGGGAGCTAAATTGTTTATAGGTACAGATTCATTTGCAACTTCACATAAAATAACATTCGCCACTGTCATTTGTGTTTATGGTAGGGGGATATCCAGCAAATATTTCTTTGCCAGAGATTACATTCCAAAAAACCATTTTCGGACTCTACCCACAAGAATAACAGAGGAAGTGAGAAGGACAGTGGAGTTGGCTGAGCTTTTAAGGGAAAATTATTCCATCAACCCAGACCGTATGGAACTACATCTTGATGTCTCGCCGTTTCAAGCTAAAAAGGGAACTTCTAAGTATGCAGATATGCTCAAGGGGTATGTTGCTGGAGCAGGCTTCCAATGTAAGGTTAAGCCCGACGCCTGGGCGTCTCAAACAATCGCGGACAAGCATTCAAAATGAAGCCGTTTCACTTTCACACATCATATGCAGTGTCGTATGCAGAGATAATGGAAAAGTGGATAGGAGATTTCCACAGCATCGATCACGTAATCGTAATATATGATCCAAACAATCACTTGGAATTTTTGAAGAAAAATGAAATATCATTAGATGAATTATATATGTACTCAAGCAAGGTTTTAGTACTGTCCCTTTTATCTATTAACGATGTGATCGATGTTCATAAGAAACTTTCGTCAGAAGACGGACCCTACGTACAAGGCTGGAGTAACGGCGCTCTCATCAGGGAATCTTACTAGTGAACGTACCAGAATTTAAAATATACACCGGTCCTATGTTCGGCGGGAAGACTACCAGACTTCTTGCAGATCTTGAACGGTACCAATACCAAAACAAAAAAACTATATTATTCAAGCCCAGTATAGATCAGAGGTATTCGACAGGTTCTGTGTCTACGCACAAAGGTCAGAAGGTACAGTCGTTTTCTGTAGTGGATGGAGCACAAATCGCCGCCAAATCGTTTGACTTCGATATAATAGCTGTTGATGAAATGTTTATGATACCACACTCGGCCGATGCTCTCTTGGAACTTTTTTCTTTCGGCAAGACAATATTGGTCTCAACCCTGCAACTAACGTCTCATCCATACAGCCTGTCCGAGGTTTCAAAGATTATGCCGTTCGCTACAAAGATTGAAATTTGCCCTGCCGTGTGTGCCAAGTGTGAAAAAGATGCGTATTACACAAGAAGATTGGCCAAGGGTAGTGGAGAAGTCCAGCTCGGTGGCAAGGAATCATACCAACCCCTATGTTTTAACCACTTTACAGAAATCAAGAACATAAAAACCTACCTTAACTAATTCTTCAGTGATACATACCTGTATGAACGTCAAGTTAAATATTGGTACCCTCATAACAATAATCACATTAAGTATTGGCATTGGCTCCTCGTACTATTCCTTAACTTCCAGAATTGACGACTTAGAAGTTCAAGTTAAAGTTTTGAAGAAAAAAGTAAAAAATCGGAGGACTAGTAAATGAAAGTTTTCATTATTGCTTCATTAGTTTTGTTTTTATCGTGTTCTTCTACAGAAAATATAAGAAGATCGGAGATTTCTGTAGATTACGAAGGTCAAAATGTTTTAAGATCTGGTGGGTTTTACAAGGACGAGAGTTTTATTAATCGCGCCTTACTTGACGTAACAAGACCTCACAGAGTTATATTCTCCAATCCAGGTTGCCAACCCTGTATTAAGTTGATGCATTACCTGAAAGAAAAGAAACTGATGCATAAGGTTATGGTGATTAACACGAACGATCTGTGGGTTAGGCAAATATCGGGAATGATGGGAATATCTCAAACACCAACCATGGTTGTAGTAGAAGAAGGAAAGGGTGATTTAAGATTTGAGGGAGTTGGTCAAATAATCACACACCTAATAAGATTATAACTTATTTGCTATCTTTGCAATATTTAACGCAAAAGTACATGTACCTTTGATGCCCTATGTTCTTGCATTTTTCTTTTGGAATTGTGGGTATCGCGAATAATAAGAATAAAATATAAAACAAGAAGCCCAAAAAGAAATATAAGTCTTTCAACCCTGAGATGGTCCGAAATCCTGTAGCGTGGGGACGCTCGGATCAGACACATTCCTAGCTCGAATGATTTGTTGCACTTCTGCTGCAGCTTTTTCTATTTGTCTGAGTTTGGCAACTTCCCTCTCACTCATTTGTGGACTGGTGTCTTTTAATGAATTCAAGGCCTCTTCGGTTTTAGCCTTAACACTTTCAAGCCAATTGTCCACGTAGGGGTCGTCTTCTGACATCATTAAAGACTTGTTGTCATTTATAGATTTTAACAGGTCGTAAAAGTGTTGTGTTGGTTCACCAGATACTGAGTTGAATAGCATACCCGGCTCAGGGTATACACTGATCGCCGGACGATCTTTGATGGGTGCGTATTCTTTTAAAAACCCGCGCCAATTTTCCATTATTAATTTCATACAATAAATACCCCCCAGTCAACAAAAAAGCCACTCCTTTTGGCCGTTTCGCAAACTATTTATTATGATGAAAGAGATATTGAAGAGTTGGAATTCCTTGTTAGAGCAGAAAAAGAAGCAGGACTCTAAACAGGTAGTAAAAGCGATCATTGTAAACTCCCAGAACAAAGTATTATTCCTAAGAAGAAGCGATTATGTGGAAAAGTTTGCTGGCGAGTGGGACCTTCCAGGCGGACACACCCACGTTGGAGAAGGTCTGATTGTAGGTTTAAGAAGAGAAGTTCGTGAAGAGACCGCACTAAGCCTAGGTTTACCAATAAAGGTGGTAGAAATAGAAAATATCATCTTTTATACATCAAGATACATCGATGGGGACATAATCTTAAGTGATGAACACACCGAATACCTATTTAGAGATGTTGAGAGCGTTAAAAATCCCAACAAATTTGAAAAAGTTGCACTGGAAGTAGTAAAAAATGATGAATTTTAATAAAAACTGGAAAGATTTCCTTGAAGAGGCAGAGCTTGATACCTCGGGCATACGCATAAACGATGAGTTACAAGAAAACTTTTGGGTCAACAACGAACTAGAAGAAAAAATAAGGCAAAGATTGTTGAATATCGCCAAGGATTTCATAGATTCCCTAGAGTTGGGCAGCAAAGTCAAAGACGTCACCTTCACCGGGTCTTTGGCCAGCTACAACTGGCACACCAAATCGGACGTCGACTTGCATATATTGTTAGACTTTTCAGAATTTGTTTCAGATAAAGCCTTAGTTAAAGATTTTCTAGATTTGAAAAGAGCACAATGGAACGAAAGACACGATATCTTTATATATGGCCACGAAGTTGAGATGTATTTTCAAGATATCAATGAAGAACACTATGCAAATGGAGTTTATTCCATACTGAAAAATAAATGGTTGACCACCCCGACCAAAACCGAGCAAAAATTAGACCTCAACAACGCGACTATCAAAGCTGAAGCACTCGCAAAAGAAGTTGAGTGTGTTGAGGACCATATTGATGACAAAAAATACAGCCAAGCCTTTGATGCAGCAGAAAAAATCAGAGGAAAGATAAGACATATGCGCTCTTCTGGACTTTCCGATGGTGGAATCTATTCAACAGAGAATCTGGCCTTCAAAATTCTAAGAAATTCTGGAATTTTAGAAAAATTATCAAATTTGAAGCACCTTGCTTACGACAGGAAGATGTCGTTTAGTAAATCTGAACCTGTAACTGTGAAAATACAAGAGGAGTGGTGGAAATTCGCCAAAAATAGACAATAATGTTCATCTACGCAGCAAATTTAATAAAAATTATCGATGGAGACACGATTGATGCAGAAATCGACTTGGGTTTCAGCACTTTTGTGAAAAAAAGAATAAGATTTTTGGGAATTGACGCCCCTGAGACGCGAACTAGAGACTTATCTGAGAAAGAGGCTGGGCTTGAGGCTAAACGTCGCTTAGAAGAGCTTCTAGAGGGGTCAGAGGGCAAGTTTACGCTAAAATCTCACGGTGTTGGTAAATACGGACGATGTTTAGGTGAAATTTTCATCGACGAAGTTAATATAAACAATCTACTTATAGAAGAAGGATATGCGAGGATATACAAATGAAACTTATAATAGAAAATTGGCGTAGCTTTAAAAATGAGCAAAGCTTCAGGGGACCAACCGATGACCCCAGTTTCTCTGATCCTGGTTACAACGAACCTGAAGGCTTCACACAAACGAGTGATGAGATAACTGCGATGCTTGATAAAGCAGCCAGAGAAGGGCCAGTTACATTACCAACTGGTGAAGTGCTTTCCTACAATGGTGCAGGCGATCAGTTTATGCTAGACGGTGAAGTCTTTGCAAACGGGTACGATGAAGCAGAAGACCTTTTGATTAGAAAGTTTGAGGGCCTAGAAGAACAGATTTCCCAATTAGTCTACGAAGAAATACAAAGAATGATCGACCAAGGCTTGATTGACGAGGGTTTGATGGATTTTGCGAAAAACATTGGATCAAAAGCCAAAATGGGTATGGCAGGATTGGGTATGATGGCTGCAGCAGGTGCTGTCCCGTCTACAGCACAAGCTGAAATATCTCCTAGTCAGGCTGCAGCGCAAATCACCCAAGTTATGAATAAAAAAATGAACAAGCTAGGGTTTAAAGATCCAAATACTATAGACGTTAAAGTATCCGACAGTGACGCCGGGGTTCTAAAACTTGCAAATGCAGTTTCAAATCTAACAAAGACTGTTGGCACAAGTACAAAAGGTGATAAAGATATTGTAAATATGGTCACAAACACGGTCATCAAAATCGCAGATAAAGTTGGTGACGACCAAAAAACTACAAACAACATGTCCATAAATTCAGCCGCTGATATTATCTCAGATAAAATTGACGACATCGCCGCGCAGAAAGCAAAGTCGGCCAAGTCAGAACTGGTAGTCTCAAAAGATGGAAAGTCTGCTGTATCTAAAACTGGCTTTAAAAAAATTAATGGCGTGAGTTCCAGACTTAGAGCACAGCAAGAACGAGTTGCAGACTTAAAAGCAAAAGCTGAGAAAGCGCTCGGCGGAGAAGTTAATTTTAAAATGCAGGGCGGAAAAGCCGTATTTACAAGGAAGTAGAAAATGGTCTGGAATATATATCGAAACCCCAACCCCCATACCATCGAAGTTGATGAGCACGAACAAAAAGTCGTAGAATATTTCGATGGGCTGCTTCTTGAAGCAAGAATCAAAGATATCAAAGCAAAATACCCAAACATTACAAAACTTGGTTGGCTTGGCCTGGCTAGAGACAAACTAGAAACTATTATAGATGACAAGGCACCTTCAAAATACCTACAGTTTGTAATGAAAGAGATTGAAAAAAGATATCAAATAGAAGCTAAGATAAAAGCTGACACACATCGTATTCAGCATTTTCAAAATGCCCTGCGCTCGGAGGGGTCGCCCATCCCAGCGTTAATAGACAGTATGGTGAATGTTATGAAGAAATTTGAAAGGTTTCAATCGGCATTAGAAGAAAAAGACGTCAACAAATATGATTTTGAAAGCTTGAAAGATGCTGTTGAATCAAAAGAGTCCAGTTCAGAAGAAAAAAAACAAGAAAAAAACAAAAGAAAAACAAAAGCACGAGAAGAATCTGAAGGTATTTATGACGATGACGGTATCATAGCTCGCCGCCCCCTTACTGAATTTGCCTCAATATACTATGGTATGGCGACCAGATGGTGCATATCCGCAACTGAGTGCAAAAATTACTTCAACGAATATACGGCGGACGGAATGTCTTTCGCGATGGTCCATCTTAAAAATGTCTTGAAACAAGAAGACGGCAATAAATATGGAAAGATAGCGTTAGTTTATGACCGTGAAGGAGACTTTTCATCATTTTTCGATGCCGTGGATGAAGAATATGGGGACATAGATGATTTTAAAAAGCTGATTGCTAGAAATCTTGAGTTCTTGCCCGGCACTGGTGGCGTAGCCGGCGACGGCAGCAGAGAATTCTGGGAGTTGGACGATGAAGAGGACAACCAAATCGAAAGAATTATAGAAACCATCACAGACGAAATGTACCAATCAATACTAAGTGACCCTCCAACACCAGGATACGAAGAAAAGATCGAAGCTCTAGAAGAGGAATACGCAGATAGAATTAAAAACTACTTCTATAACGCCGACGTGGATGATGATTATATGTACTTTTCTGGTGGAACGGAAGTAGAAATACGGGATAGTGAGTTCATAAGAGAACTACCAGACGATTGGCAAGGGAAGGGCGCTTTAGCAGAAGAGATAAAGGAGGCGCTAGATAATCAAGCCTCTCTTTACTTTGATGATGTAGGCTTTAGTAGCTATAATGATAAAACTTCTATCAGACTTGATGTAAGCACAGAGGCCTATGAACCTAATCCCGATGGGTACGAGTCTTTCCTAGAAGAGTTGTCTGATATGGATGAAAAAGAGGGAGTTGAAAGGATCGTTAGAAAGGTGCTTGCGAAAGAAGGCTATATTAAGCCATCTGCTATACGCGCTGCAGCAATAAATGCAGATGCTTTCAACGAAGGCCTGAGATTCTTTACTATGTCAAGTGAGAAAGAGTTTGATGAAGACGATGAACTCCGGTTTGAATCTCCACCTTTCCCGATCCCGCAAGTAAATATTGAAAACTGGAAAAGTGGAAGGTATATGCGAGGGGGCGCAGGAGCTTTCAATTTTGACAGGAGAATGGGAGGCGCGTATGACCCTGAATTGGATTCACTGCTTCAAAATAATCTTTCTAAGTTAAACGCAGAGATTATCAAAGCTTTAAAGCAACAATTGCCTTTACCTGGTATACCACAGGCCGAGATTAAAGAATTGACGATACCCGAAACACTCCAATTTAATTTATTGACTCAAAAAGTCAAAGATTTAAACGGGGAGATAGCAATCGTAATAGATGACCTTTCGATAACAGAAGAAAGCCTGGCTTTGATAAAAGATGTGATTACATTTATAGATAAACAGTATGAGTCAATTGTAAAGATAGCAGTCGCAACAATTCAAGGGTATATATTGCCAGTTGAAAAGGAAATTGAAAAAAAGAAAGTAGAAAGACTCGATAGCTTACAAGATGTTACCAAAGATCTACTAAGAATTGCAGAAAAGCACAAAGAGTCAGAGCCGGCAGATGCTTTATTGAATCATTATGAAATGGTTATGATTTGGGCAAGGGGCGAAGCTTCTGACGGGCAATTGTTGAATGCTTTGAAACAGATACACTATAATTTGATTAGTAAAGGGTATATTCCAGAAGATTACCCTGAACCACAGTCGGCAAGTTTAAGTGAATCGCTAGATTTTGCAATAAATTCTTATCTTGGCACAGATATTGCGCAAAAGACTTCAATTGTCTCCGAGATAGAAGAGTATTTGAATGAAAAAGATTTAAGTGAAGAGTATTCAAAAGCTGGCGAAGATGAGGATGAGTATATGAAATACGATCAAGTGTCAACAGAAGATTTACTTAATCCTGACCTTCCCGCACCTTGGGAGACGGAAGGCGAGTGATTATGACGCTTTTTTACATAATATTGACCTTTATACTGTCGTCTGCGGCTTGGATGGGAATAGTGACATTTATAGTAAGAAAAATAAGTAAAAGAATCGATAACCTCCAAGAAATCATCCAATATATGGCCAAGAACCCAGGAAGGCCAATCAAGAAACATATCAAAAAATAGATTAGTATGTTATAATGTTCTCATAACAAAGGGGATAATATGATAGCTGATGTCGTAGTAGACTTACAATATGGTGATTGTGGCAAAGGCAAAGTGGCACATCATCTATGTAGAGAAGGGAACTATACTCACATTATAAGATATAATGGGGGATGTAACGCTGGGCATACCATATTTCACGAAGGTGTTAAGTTTGTAACACACCATATCCCCTGTGGTGTCTTTTTTGGAGTCAGGTCTGTCATAGGACCTGGCTGTGTTGTCAACGTCGATCAATTATTCAAAGAAGTACGACAACTACAAGATCACGGAATCGAAGTATCAAAGTATCTAAGGATTGCTTCGAATGCTCACATCATAACAGACTTTCACATTGCTGAAGATAAGAAGGACTCCAAGATCGGAACCACGAAGAGGGGCAACGGACCTGCTTATAGAGACAAGTATGCAAGAAAGGGCGTCAGAGCCATAGAGTGCCCAGAACTAGCCCCATACGTCATTGATATGTACACGGAGCTTCACAACAATGAGGAATTTGACAATATTGAGATACTTTTTGAAGGTGCCCAAGGATTTGGCCTCGATGTTGATTGGGGTGACTACCCTTATGTTACTTCTTCGCATTGCACTGTGGGTGGGGCAATCTTAAACGGCGTACCGCCCAGAGCAATTAGAGATGTTTGGGGTGTTGCCAAGATTTACGAAACTTACGTCGGGGCAAAAGACTTTCACGGCAAAGGTGAAGTTTTCGAACTCATAAGAGAAGTTGGTGACGAGTATGGTGCCACAACTGGCAGGCCTAGACAAATCAACTGGTTAGACTTTGATCTGATGAAGATGGCCATAGATATTAACGGCGTGAACAAGCTAGTAATAAATAAGATGGATATACTCGATGAAGTACAAGAGTGGAAGGTTTACGACGGCTTAAATTTGTTTGAATTTGAAAGCAGAGAAGATATAGAGTGTTGGATTAGAGAGTCCTTAGAACATAAACAGGTTGATATTATGTTTTCAGGGGATAAAGCATCTATTTAAACTATTTAATGTATACAATTGTGTATTTTTTAGGTTTAAACTATGAAGATTTTGAAAGAAAACCTCCAACCACTGGCTGACGACCTGATGTCGTACTGTCAAAAAGAACTCGGTTACGAGTCTAAACCAGAATTGTATTTTCAAGAAGATGAAGAAAATTCTGTAAATCCGCTCGGAAAAACCGCACACTATTCACCAGAAGAATCCAAAGTGGTAGTCTATATCTCAGGACGGCACACCAAAGATGTTCTTCGGTCAGTTGCGCACGAATTGGTGCACCATCTTCAAAACACTCGCGGCGATTTTAATAGGCCAACGGAAACAGGCGATGGTTACGCACAAAAAGATCCACACCTAAGAAATATGGAAAAAGAAGCCTACTTACTTGGAAATATACTTTTCAGGGACTGGGAAGATAACAAAAAAATTAAGGAGAACAAGAAAATGAACACATCTAGATTAAAAGAAACTGTAAGAACTATGGTCAAAGAGGCAATCGCCAAAAAAATGCAACAAGAGGAAAAAAAGCCAGACCAAGATGGTGATGGCGTACCTGATTGGGCAGATAAGAAGCCTGGAAAGGATGATCGCGAAAAGAGCGAAGGTCATTGTCTTGGCGGCAATGAAACGGAAGATAAAAGCCTACCGGAGACGAAATACGATGGTCCAAGGACCGACAAGTCAATGACCGGTCAAGCCAACCTACGTAAACCTTTCAAGAAGCCAGAACCAAAACCAACCGATGTTGGTGGCACAATGCCTAGTGGTAAGAAAGGATTCAGCCCTGTTTACAGCTACGACTTTGACGACGACGGAAACGTAAGCGAGCAAGAACTTGATATGAAAGCGAGAGCTTCTACGACAGACTTTAAAAAAGGTGGCATAGAACAAGCGAAAACGGGCGCAGCGGGTGGAGTTACTGCACAAGAGAGAGCACTAGTTCAACAAATCAGCCAACTACTTTTACAGGCTGCTCAGCAAGGTAATCTTGCACAAGGCAGCGTCACTAGATACATCAATATGGCAATGGAAAAAGTTCGCGGAATGCTTGGTGACGGAGGCGCAGAGCCGGAAAAAGAACTTGATGAGAAGTTTGCAGGCTCCAAATTTGAAACACCAGCAGCAAAAAAGAAAGAACGTGACGATAAGGAAAGACGTGACCGCCTTAGTACTGGTGCTCCATCCATTGAAGATGAATACGCAATGATGTCAGGTGAAAATCCAGTCCTTGGTGGGCCTTTAGAGGACGAAGAGGTTGAAGAAGGCGGAGTCAAGGAGGAGTATGAGAACAAGTTTGCTGATATCAAAGCTACTTCCAAACTTTACGAAACAAAGCAAACGCGCCTCAATAAACTTTTGATGGAATGGTGTACGAAGTAAGATGCTAGAATTCATCAAAGAAGTGATAAAAGAGAGTTTTCAAAGTAGCGTCGCTAAGCCTAGAGCTAGCCGAGGGCACGCAAGACTTCTCGACGGCGGTAGACAAGATTTAGTAAAACACGGCGCACCTTTTAACCAAGCTCGCCCAAAAGACAAATCAAATGCTTTTTTCGCAAACGAAGACAAGGAGTTAGAAGAGGTTTCTTCAATGTCTGGCGGTTCAGTCGAAGGCACCCCAGGAGCTTTTGCAAACTTTGATGATGAAGATAACGAAAAGCACAAGAGGGATACACAAATGATTAAAAGAGAAGCGATAGCAGAAATGTTGTTATTCAAAGAAGAACTTGATCAACTTATCAAATTTGAAAAGAAGAAAAAGTTTGATGAAGACTTTAAAAACATAAAGAACTTAACTGAGTTCCGAGGACTGATACAAAATATCATAATCGAAGCCGCTACTGAAAGAAAAGTCCATAATTCAACTGCTATAAATTATTTAGAAGAACTTTTAGATAATATAATACCAACTATAAAAATAGACTATGAAAAGCTTACCACGGACCAGAACCAGAGAGAGTCGTTCAGAGAACATTTAATTAACGCTGTCAGGAACATTCTAGAGCTAGCTACCGGTGGTACTCCTGATGACGAAGAGCCAGAAGAAGTTTCAAGTCTATCTGAGGAAGGTGAAGTTTCTATAAATATAGAAGACGAAGACAAGTTCATCGACGTTTTAGGGACAAAGGATCAAAAAGAAGACGAAGATGACGGAGAGGATCCTGATTTTAAAAAGTTCAGTATGCCGGACAGAGACCAAGCTGGAGCTTTGGCCGCATATGAAACAATCAACAAGATCGACACTCAAATTGGAAAAGCCTATAAATTGGCTTCTGGGAACTATACAAATGAAAAAGATCGTGAGATATTTTATGACTACCTCATAACAAATTTAAAACTTCACTTCGATGTGTTTGAAGATGCGATGACCCCTGAAATCGAGGAACCTACTACTCCTGAATACGAAAAAGCTAAGGGTGATCTAGAATCGCCTGTTATAGACCAAGAAGCACCTTTAGAGGAACTGTTAGATGACAACCCAGTCATTGAAACTTGGGGCGATCAAGCTTTTAATCTATTGGTTAAAGAGGAGGTGGGTGAGGGCGACGAAGAAATACTAGCGGTCTTAGCCAGAAATTTAGAAGTAAACCCAGAGGAAGAAACAGAAGTGTTTGCAAAATCATTATCTAGTGAACTCCGAAAGCTAAACCCTAACTACACACCTATTACACCAGAAATTGCAGCAGTTGTCAAGAACATATTGAGCCAAAATAAATAAAAAAATAAGTTTGACTAGTATCTAAAAGTATGATATTAATTAATTTATTAAAAGTAATAAGTTATGAATCTTGGAAAAAACCACTACTATAGTATATCAAAGAAGTTACTAAAAGAGAAGGTAACTAATGAACAATTTGAATCTATATTAAACTCTCTTACATTAGAACAAATAATAGCTTTAAAGTTAGAGCTATCTTCTAGAATAGTTAAAGGAAAGTTGTTTGGTTTTCCTATTTTTAAAACTATTGATTATATTATAAAAGATTCTTTAGTAAAATTTTCTCTATCTGCAACAAAGTCTCAAAAAGAAGCAGCAGCTATGCTAGGTATAACTGTTAAAGATCTTCGCTTATTTTGTAAAAAATACAACTCAGAACAAGATTTAGAGTAGGAAAAGCTATTTTTTCGTACTACATACTAGTATGAAAAAGATATTTGAGCACTGGACTAAATTCATAAACGAAGCAGATATTGACCCTAGGGCCTTTGATTTATCAGGTCTTAACCAATCTATGTACAACAAAAAGTATCCAGGATATTTAGAAAAGTTAAATAAGTTAAATTTAACTCTTCAGCACTACCAAGATTTTTCAAAAGAATATGATAAGAAAAAACCAGGAAGCGTAGTGCCTCTAGACAAGTTTGTCGACAATATTGAAAAAATCAAACAAATGTACCCAGAGGTGTTTGGTGATCAGCAAAAGTTCTCCTCTGCCCGTGCAAAACAAAGAGTGGAAAAGATGTATAATGCTTTATATCAAATGCAGGATCAATTGGTTGGTGGCAAGTACGAAAAAGCACTTGCGTCACTCAACGACCTACTGAGGAGTCTATAAAATGAAGCTCATAATGGAAAATTGGAAAAAGTTTTTGAATGAATCTGACTACAGTTCAACGCCAGCACAACTATCCACGAAAGATAAAAAACAGGCAGAGGAAGCGATAAAGCAACTCATAGCACTACAGTTAGGTGCCGACGCTGCAGCAGCAGACGCAGATAGCGAACTTGCAGAGAGGCAAGGTGAAATAGAGGAGACACGTCGGTCACGATCGCGCAGGAAAGAAAGAATTCAGCGTACAAAAGAGATTAAAAAACTGGCAGGCTTAAATGGTATCAAGCTAACAGACTTCACTCCAGAACAGAATGAGTTGTATAAACAGACAAAATTATCACTTACAAGAAAAGAAAAAGAAGAACAAGACGTGATGGCATCGACAGTCGCGCATAACCTATCCAAAGGCGACCTGTTGCAAAACCCAATTGCTAAAAAGATCTTAGATAAACTACCAGATATAGTAAAAACAGGATTACTGGCTGCGGCAGGTGATGATTGTCTACAAAGTGGTGCAATAACTCTAACATGTTTGGTGCAAGGATACGGCCAAAATTTTGGAATGCTAGAAGAGGAAGATGGAAGTAGACTAGCCGAAAAGAAAAAGAAAAAGAAAAAAGATGATCGTTGTACCAGAATAGCGAAAAGAAAGTATGATGTATGGCCATCTGCTTATGCTTCAGGTGCTGTAGTGAGATGTCGCCAAGGCAAGATCTGGAAGGGTGAGAAATGACCAATAAAGAACTTTTAAATATTATTGAAGAAGAGTTACAGGGATTCTTGAATGAACGCTGTCAGAAGGGTTACAAAACTCATTCAACCACTAAAACAAAAAAGATGTACGGTAAGACATACAGAAACTGTGTAAAAGCTGATGAAGGTAAAGTTTCGTTATCAGAAATTGTCGAAGAAGATTTTAAAATCGATCCAAACATACATAGCGGAGTGAAACAATTAGAAAAGATAAAACTTTTCACTATGCACAGAGACGCAGCAGTCAATCGAATGAAGGCAGTTCTTGCCGCCACAAACGACGAAAGAACATCTGACTTTATGAATAGTATGATCAGGCAACTTATGACCAAGAGTAGACCAGGGACCAGATTCTCTAAACCTCATTTAAGTGAAAAGCAATTATCTGCCTTAGAGAGAGTTGAGAACCGATTGGGTATTCAAGTACCACCTGAACAGGCGGATCTACCAACACGAGAGGAGGTCCGCGAAGCATCCGACTATTACCATAATGTTATTCAACATCAACGTAATGCTGAGATGTTAGCAAAAAGAAATAACAAGGAGATAGATGAAATTATCGACGAAGAGATTGACCTCTACCTCAATGAGAAGAAGAGAAAAGAAGATCCCAACCCAAATCGCAGGGGTAAAGCGAAAAACGTAAAACAAAAGAAATGAAACTTATAATAGAAAATTGGAGACGGTATCTAAGCGAATCTAGATTTAAGGGATTCGAAAGAGAACTTAAAAGTAAAGTATTTCCTCATTTACCAGATTTTGTATTTAATGATATGTACGGTCATGAAGGGACAAAAGATTATGCTATTGATAGGTCTGAAGATATTAATAAAATAGGATTAGAGAAGTTTTTTAAAACAGATGAGTTTGCGAGAAGCGTTTACGATAGATACAATTTAAATTGGGCCAAAAAACCTGTTATCTTGAAATTACAGTGGGAAGATATAGAACCAGAAGAAAGGAAGTTTTTAATGGATAAGCATTTGGGATTAAATCCAAACTTTCCTATGGACAAGTATAGAGAAAAAATTCAGCGTATTATCGATACTCTCCCAGGATTGGGTAGTGGCGATCACGAACCTGTTATAGTTAAAATGGAAGGCGATAAAGTTGTAGATATCTTGGGCGGCCGCCACAGAGTTTTTGCTGCTTTTCTTAAAAATAGTGAAACTGACAACACTGGAGAGATTAAATTTAATCCAACAAAAATTAAAGCATATGTTGGAAGGCAGGGAAAAAACAATGAAGATTAGAAAGTCTAACCCAAAGGCGAGAAAAAGCTTTAGAGCAAGGCACAACTGCAAGAACCCAGGCCCCAAGACCAAGGCAAGATACTGGTCTTGTAGGAAGTGGTAACAGATGGCTAGAAGTAAAATTGATGTAAATCAGATTGGCTGGTCTGAAGCTATTGACTCCTCAATCAAGGTCAACGCAGAAGAAAAAATAAACAAAAAAGCAATAAGTTTAGATGGAACTAACGATCACGTATTAGTATCAGATCAGGATGATTTTAGTTTTACAAATGGATCAAACGATCTTCCTTTTTCTTTGTCGCTGTGGGTTTACGTGGGAGATATCTCTTCTGATGACGGACCTTTTATATCAAAAGCAAACTTTACAACTGGAGGTAACGAGTTTATCTTCAAACACGCTAATGGTAAACTACAGTTCTTCTTGTATGATAACATTTCTTCTGCTGCTGGTGATTCAATAAGAACACAAGCGCCTTCAGCAACCTTATCTGATGCAACTTGGCATCACGTAGTTGCAACTTACAGTGGCAACGGTTCTCAAACAGGTATAAAAGTATATACTGACGGATCTCAAACTACTTCCACTCAGAGCGCAAATGGTAGTTATTCTAGACTTAGAAACACATCTACTCCTGTTGTAATCGGCGCTACGCAAGACTTAGCAAATGCTAATAGGGTCTTTGAAGATAGAATTGCAGATTGTGTAGTTTTTAATAAAGAATTGTCATCAGCAGAAGTTGCAGAAATCTACAACTCTGGAAATGTTATGAATGTGCGCAACCACTCTGCCTTTGCAAATGTTGTTTCTTGGTGGAAAATGGGAGATGACCAGGATGTTGAGGGATCAAATGGTATAAGAGATTACGTTTCAGGTTATCACGGAACATTAACTAATGGTGCTGCAATTATTGATCAGACAGAGATCCCTAGTGATACTTTGGATTCTTTGAACACTAATGCTTCTGGTAGTTTGGGCATAGGAATCAAGATTCCCGAAGAGGCCTTACACGTATACGGAAATACAAAGCTAGAAGGGCCACTTATCTTGAAAGAAAGAACATATGATCCAGACAACCCCGAAGAAGGAAGTTCTGTTATTTGGATGTCAAGTGGTCAGGGCTCTGGCGACGATGGAGATGTTATGATCAAGATTACGTCAGCCGGTGCTACCAAAACAGTGACTTTGGTAGATTTTAGCGCCTCATAAAATAGATAGACTTCTGCATTAGAATGTGATACTGTGCTTTCTATGATCAGGATAATTAAAAAGATTCCCAAAAAAGTGACAATTGCTTGCTCCGGCGGTATCGACTCGATGGTCTTTACTAGCTTCTTGCTCCAAGGGAAGAAAGACATAGAATTAGCTTATTTTAATCACGACACCGCTTTTGCGAGAAAGTCTGAAGACTTTGTAAAGGGGTATGCCGAAAAGAACAAACTAAAATTGCACGTCGGTAGAGTTGTGGGTAGAAAAGAGAAGCGCTCCCTAGAAGAGTTCTGGAGAGATGAGAGGTATGGTTTCCTCCAGAAATTAGACAGCGACTTTATTATCACCTGTCATCACCTGGACGATTGCGTTGAGACTTGGCTGATGTCTGCATTTCACGGTCAAACAAAGCTGATCCCGTTTCAAAGAAATACCAATATTTTTAGGCCCTTCCTGATGACCAGTAAGACAGCGATAAAGCAGTACGCTAGAAACAAAGACGTCAAGTGGACAGAAGACCCATCAAATCAACTAACCAACTTTATGAGAAACAGGGTGCGCCACAAAATCATCCCACAAGTACTTAAAGTAAATCCAGGAATAAGAACTACGATAAGAAAGAAATTGATTGAAACATATTTGTAATGTGTGCTATGGTATTAGTCATTCGGGCCTATAGCTCAATCGGTTAGAGCATCTGTCTCATAAACAGAAGGTTTCTGGTTCAAATCCAGGTGGGCCCACAAACTAAAAGGGAGAAAAAAATGAAGAAAGTTATTTTAACACTATTGACACTTGCATTGATTGTGCCATCACTAGCTATCGCACGCGATACATCCGATGAGGCTGGTAAATGGACCAAGCGTTCGGGAATTAGATTCGGGTATGTTTACGCCAATAAGGCACACAAACCAAACTCGGAAGGTAAAGAATCGGAACTCCAAAGTCCGCATATGTTTACAATGGGACTGGAGTTACAACAGACGATGCCAGGCGGCGACTGGTTAGACGTGTTGTTTATTCAGAACTTGAGTCTGTCTGGGTTGGATCAGAGCGTTGTTTCACCATCCGTGCGTGCTTTGATCGGGTTTGAGATTGACAAGTCTTTACAGATCGCTGTAGGTCCAAATTTATCATTCCACGATCCATCAGGGGAGGATAAATTCATTCACCTGATCGGCGCAGTCGGATACACTATGAATGCTGGTATGTTCAGCGTACCAGTACACTTTAGTTTCGTACCCGACGTCAATGACTATTGGGCGACTGCAATCACTACTGGCGTAAACTGGTAAAATACAAACATAAAAAAAGGAGTACGTTCGTGAGAGATCAATACTGGGGTTCTGAAAAGGAGAAAGAGGAAGTCACAAAGAAGGTGACATCACCGATGGATCTGGAGTTATCTGATAACGCTGACTTTAATCAAGTTGATCATTCTGGAAATAGGATTTATTTTTATTCTGGCGTGTCTCGCCCAAAAGTTTTAAAAATGAATAAGCTGATTTTCAACCTGAACTACAACTTATTGCCAAAGAGCCATTTTTACGATTGTGGAAAGCCTGTTATCAAGCTTCACATTAACAGTTACGGAGGGTCGGTTTTTGCAGGCCTTTCTGCTGTTGATCATATTATAAATTCTGAATTGCCTATACACAGTGTGGTTGACGGCTGCGCAGCATCTGCCGCAACTTTAATGTCGATAGTAGCTGATAAAAGGTATATTCAAAAGAACGCTTGTATGCTAGTTCATCAGCTTTCTGGTGTGATGTGGGGCAAGTACGCTGCGATGAGGGATGATATGGAAAATTCTAAAATGCTTATGAAGAAGATCAAGAACATTTATAGAGAGTACACTAAGATCCCTGAACATAAAATGAATGACATCCTGAAACACGATTTGTGGTGGGATGCCGAAAAGTGTCTTGAGTATGGATTAGTCGACGAGATTATTTGACGCGATGCCTATTTATCGTTACAGGTGCAAAACCTGCGAAGCTGAGTTTTTCAAGATTCATTCTTACAAACAGAAGCTTGTATTACTTGAATCTGAATGCGCTGAGTGTGGAGAAAAAGAAATATTTGAACAGATTTCTCCATCCTCGTTTCGCTTAAAAGGGGGCGGTTGGGAGAAAGATGGCTACAAGTGAAAGATCAATAACAAGTAAAGAATCTTTAGAATTCTTAAAAAGTGTCCTTGCCGGATTCGATCATCTAGGTGCCAACCTGGAGAATCACAAGAAAGCGCTCAGAACGCAGGACACCTACCAATTTACCATAGATAAATTGTCAAATACAATAATCGAAAGAATTAAAACCTGGTCAAGTTACAACATAAAAGATGTGTACTATCACCCCTTGGTAGCCCCACAGGGTTATGGGATATCTCTCAGGTACAGAATTTACGTCGTTTACGGTAAAGTAAAGATAGGCAAGAAGAAGGAGGCGGTTAAAAAATGATGAAGAAAAGTAGAAACAAAATTTATTTGTTGAGGGTTGAGATTGAAGAGATCAACAAATCTGTCGATACGGCTAAGCGAGCCAAGAAGTTCGCCTTCGCCCGCCGTTTGGAAATGATGAAAGATAAAAAAGAGGGCCTATTAACTAGTTGGCTTTCTAACGCATAACCTTGAGTTGTAGGAGCGTGTCGAATATGAATTTTCTGGTTAATGAATAGGTGGAAATTAGAGTCACGCTGTTAAAAGCAGGGTGCGTCGCAAACAATATCCCAATCAGTTCCATCCTCTCGTTTAAGATACCGCTACCGGAAGAACCCCCAGTCGCCCTTATAGTTACAATCGAGAAATCCCTTTCAAATCTGTCCCCACTGTAGAGCCCCTCTAGTATTGGTACTGCTGGCGGGTGAAATATCCCGACCGGTGCGGACAGGGCGTATACCCTTTCACCAACTTCAGGTGCAGACATCGAGAACTTTACACCAGGTATCATAAAATCCTTGACCAAAATAGAGCACATATCTGGATCTTTATATATACTCTTTATTATTTTACCCACCTTTGACCTTCCCCTGTAGTTGTAGACTTCTATCTCAACTTTGTATCCTTGCACATCCGGGGGCAAGCTTGCGCTGTCAACTTCACACAGATGTCCTGCGGTCAGAATAACAGAAGAGTTTCCTATGTTACCTATGGAGATTCCCGACGCTGTTGATCCGTGGTTCTCAACAGTGCAAATACTTTGTGAATCAATCGACGCGCACCTTTGTAATTTTACCGTGGCTTTTATAAACACAAATGATTCTATTGGTGCTCTTCGCCCTGATTCTCTAACCCAAGAAGGCGAGGCACAAGATGCAATAAAAAAATAAAATATTAAAATTGAAAAAAAGTTGTTCATATTCCCTCTCATATAATAAATATATGTTGAAAGAATATATTTTTAAAAAGGAGCACTTTAATGCTTTATTCACTAATGCCTTTTGTCTTGGTTCTGTTTAACGGATTATCACAAACAACAGAAGCAGGGCACAAGAAGCCCACCGAAAGCCTCAGCGAGAAACAATTCAACTACAGTGTTAAAAAATACAAAATTAACAACGTTGAATATTCAAGAGTACCAACTAAATGGAAAAAAGAGACCGCAACCGACTAATTACTATAATTGAAAGAGAGTTTTGTTTTGGCTAAAAAAATATACGTACTAGACACAAATGTTTACCTCAGTGATGCGAATTCGATAGAATCGTTCAACGCGAATGATATAGTCATTCCTCTAAAAGTTTTAGATGAGATTGACAAACACAAAAAGCGTCAAGATCCGGTCGGCTCGCACGCTAGAAACATAATAAGAAAATTAGACAAACTAAGGGAGTCTGGCAACCTAAGCAACGGTGTTAGGGTCGCTAAGGGTAAGGGCCTCGTATGGGTAAAATCTTTTGATTCGTCCGTACTGCCAAGCGATTTAGAGCTGGCAAATCCAGACAATCAGATAATTGCAACCGCGCTTACAGAGAAGAACCGAAACCCTGACACCAAGGTTATTTTAGTTTCTCGGGATATCAATATGAGAGTCAAATGCGATTCTCTAGATATCTTGTGTGAGGACTATAACGCAGAACAAGTTGTGGAAGACATAAGTGGTCTTTATACTGGCACGACCGAGCATTTGGTCGACGACCAGATTATAGATTCTGTCTACAATGACGAAGAAATATATTTAGACGAGCAGGAAATAAAGCTTGGCAACAATCAGTTTGTGATGTTGGTATCAAATTTTAATGAAAAAAAGTCTGCACTAGTAAGATTTTTGGATTACACGAGACCTGTGAAGAAGGTCGAAAACTTAAAGAGGAAGATTTGGGGATTGAAGCCAAGAAACAAAGAGCAAACATTTGCTCTAGATCTCTTGATGGACCCGACCGTCCCAGTTGTTACGTTGATCGGAAAAGCAGGGTCTGGAAAGACTTTGTTGGCGCTAGCTGCAGCACTACAGCAAACTTTTGGAGAAACGGCCAATGACAGGATATACAACAGAATAGTTGTAACCAAGCCTGTTGAGCCAGTAGGTAAAGATATTGGGTTTTTGCCAGGAACTAGAGATGAAAAAATGCTACCTTGGCTGGCACCGATACAAGATAATTTACAATTTCTTTTTGGGAATGATAAGATGACTTTAGATATGCACATTGATGAGGGTAGAATAGAGGTCGAGGCTATGACTTACATAAGGGGTAGATCCATATGCAACTCGTTCATAATCATAGACGAAGCTCAGAATATGAACAGACACGAAATCAAGACAGTTCTTACGAGAGTTGGCGAAGGCACCAAGATAGTCCTAACTGGAGACATAGAGCAGATAGATAATATTTACATAGATTCTACAAACAATGGTTTGTCATATCTCGTAGAAAAGTTTAAAGACCAAGAAATAGCGGGGCACGTTACACTACTAAAGGGAGAAAGATCCAAAGTAGCATCAGTCTCAGCTAGAATACTATAAAAGAAAGGCACAGTATGAAAATCACGTATAATGAGGAAAATGGAAACGAAGATCTTAAGGTCGTAGTTAATGAGGACGGAGAAATGAAGTCTTGGTTAGTTGATTACGTCGGCGAAAAAAACAATCCAGAAGGAGACGCTGTGACGCTGGAAATGATAGTCGATACTATGGCTGAAGAGTTTCCTGAGTTTTTGTTTGCAGTTGCAGAAGAGAACTTTATTCGAGGCTACAAGCAGGCCATAACAGACACTCGATCCTGGGACGCCACAAGTGAAAAAGAAGATGAGGAATTCTGCGGCAACCCTGACTTACCGCAACTATCAAACCCAGATGTCGAATAGAGAGTACATAAAAGAATCCAGCAAGAAGTTTAAGAAATCTTTTAAAGAAAAAAGCCTGGGAAACATACAGGTTATAATAAAAGACGAACTTCCAGACAACTTGAATATCGATAGGGTTCTGTTTCGTGTCGGTTCGACAATACCTGTTAGGTTCCTAGACAACATAGACTACATTTTTGTTGGAGACTTCGACGTCTTTAAGGAGAGGAGCGTAAACGCTCTGTATATGGAGGGTGCTATATACGTTACAAACAAGCAGGAAGATGAGGGGGATATGGCGGACGATATAATACACGAAATCGCCCACTCAGTAGAGGAGGAACAGTTCCTATCTATATATTCCGATGGAATCCTGGAGGTTGAGTTTTTAGGCAAGAGGGAAAGGTTGTTTCACCTGCTTGACACAGAGGGGTTGGTTGATTTAAATTATCAAGATTTTAAGAACCCGGAATATTCAAACAACTTTGACAATCTCTTGTATTTTGACATTGGGTATTCGTACCTGTCATCAGTATCGATGAACTTGTTTTACTCACCTTACGCGATAACGTCACTCAGAGAGTACTTCGCAAACGGCTTCGAGGCTTTCTATCATCACAAAGACCACGACAAGATAAACAGAATTAGCCCGGTCTTATTTAAAAAATTACAAGAACTTCACCAAGAGGAGAATAAGGATGTTTAGAGATATTAAGATTATAGAAGACTCTGAAACCAGAGTGGTTGTTAGAGCGAGGATCGAAAGACGCAGAATGGCCAAAGACCCTTATATCACGGCTAGTGCTGATAACCTAAGAGCAGAGCTGTTGAAAGAGAGACCAGAGCTAGACTTTTCATCGTTCAAATGCTCAAAACAAAATGTCTTGTGCAACTACACTGAACCACCACTTCTCGAAACGGACTTTGTTTTTGAAAAGCCTCGTCCGAAGAAAACCCCCGTAACAAAAGTCAAAAGAGTCTTGACCGAGACACAAAAGACTGATATAGTTCAAGTTGAGTCTGAAAATGGCACCACGCCTGCACCAGCGCCGGCTTCACCGCCTGCACCAACAACAAGAAAGAGAAGTCGTGTCTCAACAAAAAAACAACAAGAAAATAAGCTTCTCGGAACTCAAAATTTGGAATGATTGTGCGTTCAAACATAAACTGTCTTATCTAGACAAAATCAGTGGTTTCGCCGGCAATGAATACACGGCATTTGGAAAGGCGGTACACACCGTCTGCGAGAGCCTGGTTTTAGACCAGACGATAGACACTCAAGCAGAGTTTAAGAAAAACTTTGTAAACGAAATAAAATCCCTACCAAACTTCGAATCAATAAACAAGAAACTAGTTGTAGATATGAGCAACCAGGCCAAAGACCTTTTTGATTTTATTGTACCAGAGTTGCGGGAATACTTTGGAGAATATGAAGTTTTTAAAATAGAAGAACCGCTATTCGAAGAAATCATAGAATTCAACACTGATTACAACTTTAAGGGCTTTGTGGATTTAATTCTGAAAACAAAAGATGGAAAGTACCACGTAATAGATTGGAAGACTTGCTCTTGGGGCTGGAGAACAGATAAGAAAAGCGACTCTATGACATCCTATCAATTAAGTTTGTATAAAAATTATTTTTCGAATAAGTACAGCATCGACCCCAACGATGTGAGGACTCATTTTGCCCTGCTGAAAAGGACCGCCAAGGGCAAGAAAGTTGAAATTTTTGAAGTCACAAATGGGAAGAAACGAGTGTCAAATGCTGTGGAACTTTTAAACAAGGCAATTACGAACATTAATAATAAAAATTATATAAAAAATAGGTTATCATGTGGTTATTGTGAGTTCCACAAAACCAGTCACTGCACTTAAGGAAAACAAAATATGGACAAAATGAAGATTCTTGTACTAGCTGATAGTCCCCTGGCACCCTCTGGTGTGGCAGGGCAGACTAGGTATATGATTGAAGGATTGCTTAAGACGGGAAAATATCAATTTGTCTGTATGGGTGGTGCAATTAGGCACCCAGATTATACGCCTATCAGAGTTGAAGAATATGGAGATGACTGGATAATATACCCAGTTGATGGTTATGGGAATCAGGACCAACTGAGATCTTTCGTTCAGAACTTTAAACCGGATATTGTATGGATTATGACAGACCCTAGATTTTGGGGCTGGTTGTGGGATATTGAGAACGAAATAAGGTCAGTAGCATCCCTGGTTTATTATCACGTTTGGGACAACTTTCCGCATCCGAAGTTTAACAGGCAATACTACCTGTCCAATGATATGATCGCAACCATAAGTAAGGTCACGGACGAAATTGTTAGGACTGTAGCGCCAGAAGTCGATTGTGTCCGCATACCACACACAGTAAACACAGATATTTTTACAAAGATACCAGAAAAAGAAGCACAAGAGTTTATAAATGCGAACGAAACCTTTTTGGACGAGAACGGTGACAAGAAGTTTATATTCTTTTGGAATAATAGAAACGCTAGAAGAAAAATGTCTGGCTCGGTTCTGTGGTGGTTCGCCGAGTGGGCCAAGAAGATTGGCGAAGACAAAGTTTTGTTTATTATGCACACAGAACCGAACGATTCAAACGGGCAAGATCTTAATGCAATAATTCACGAACTAAACGCCGAAAATGACGTCGTATTGTCCGTACAAAAGGTCGGTATGCCTGAACTGTCCGTATTGTACAACGTTGCAGACTGCACAGTAAACATTTCCGATGCAGAAGGTTTTGGGCTAGGCACCTTGGAGTCTTTAGCTACAGAGACACCAATAATCGTAAATATGACAGGTGGTATGCAAGAACAGGTCACTGACGGCAACGAGTGGTTTGGTATTGGAATAGAGCCCGCCTCGAAAGCGATCATAGGCTCTCAGGATGTTCCGTACATCTATGAGGACAGGGTTTCTAAAGAAGATTTTACAGCGGCACTGGATAAGATGTACAACACCTCGAAAGAAGACAGAGAAGAGCTTGGCAAGAAGGGCCGTCAGCACGTTTTAAATAATTACGGTTTCGACTCCTATGTAAGCCAGTGGGACCAGGAATTGACAAGAGTTTTCGAAAGCAAGGGGTCTTGGTCGAATAGAAAGCACAAAAGTTGGGAGTTTTTGAAGGTATTATGAGATATAAAATTTTATTAGAAGGTCCAGTCCTCACTCAGTCGGGATACGGAGAACACGCACGTCTCGTGCTGAGATCTTTGAGGGACCGAGAAGATGTCCTGGACATATATGTTAGTCCTTTAAACTGGGGCTCCACAAATTGGATTTTGGGCAACAAAGAGGAGAGAAATTGGATCGACTCCTTGGTTAATAAGGAATATGACCCGAAAGATGCTAATTTTTTCGATATACACGTCCACGTAGGAATTCCAAACGAATTTCAGAGAAAAGGTAAGTATGCGGTTCACGTCACTGCTGGAATCGAGACTACCAAGGTCGCAAAGAAGTGGATTGAAAATTCACATCAGATGGATGCAATAGTTGTTCCTTCTGAGTTCGCTAAATGGGCTTTTGAAAACACAAAGCATCCTTTCGATGTTGAAGGCGGCGGCGTACAGGAAGTAGCCTGCGGTGCCCCCGTCAAAGTAGTTCCGTACCCGCATAGGACACTGGAACTAGACCCAGAGTTCGATATAGAATTGAAAGATGACTTTAATTTTCTTATTGTAGCTCAGTGGTCGATTAGGAAGAACCTTGAAAACACGATAAGGTGGTTTGCTGAAGAGTTTAAGGACCAGGAGGTAGGACTTGTAATCAAAACTAGTCTTGCAAAGAATTCTGTAATGGATCGATTAAACACTATCAGGAAGCTGAACGAACTAATCGATGATGTTGGCGAAGGGTGTCTGTGTAGTATATACCTCTTGCACGGCAACATGAGTAAGAAGGAATTGAATTCCCTTTATCAGCATCCAAAGATCAAAGCTCTGGTGAGTGCTACTCACGGGGAAGGTTACGGTTTGCCGCTATTTGAAGCGTCTTACAACGGCTTACCTGTGGTTGCACCTGGTTGGAGCGGTCACTTGGATTTTCTGTATGGGCCAATTAAAGGAAAAAATGGGAAGGTCAGGAAGAAACCTTTATTCGCAAGAGTCGATTACGTCTTGGCACCAGTCCAAAAAGAGGCTGTCTGGAGCGACATAATCATCGCAAGCAGTATGTGGTGTTTCCCCAACAAGGTTGATTTCAAAAAGAAGCTAAGAGCGATGCATCAAAACAATGGTATGTATAAGTCTTGGGCCAAGATCCTAAAAGACAACATCTTAAAGAACCATAGTGAAGAAGCGATAAAGAAAAGAATGGTGGAGGCAGTGCTGCCGAGCAACTTGGTACACGAGCCGGATTACATCTTTGTTAGTGATATGTTTGCAGGTCAGTATTCTGGCGGGGCAGAGTTGAGCTTACAGACAGTTATGCAAAGCTCCCCCAGCAAACACGTAGGTGCTGTAAACTCGGAACTGTTAAACGAAGATATATTTAAAATGCACAAAAGCAAAAAGTGGATTTTTGGAAACACATCTAGAATGTCTGCGGAATCATTTGAGTTGGTTAAGAAGTATGATATACAGTATTCATTTTTAGAGTTTGACTATAAGTTCTGCAAGCATAGAAACCCAGCATTGTATGAAATGGTAGAGGGAGAAGCCTGCAAATATGAGTCTACAGACCAAGGCAAAATGATGCTGGAATTCTGTAACAATGCTTCTGCTGTATTCTTTATGTCGGAAAAGCAAATGGCAATACATAAGGCTTCATTGCCAGATATCAGGAGTGATAATTTTCACGTATTGTCCTCTCTTTTTGATAAAGATTTCTTTAGATATGTTGATTTACTTAGAGACAAGTACAAAAACAAGAAAAAGACAAAATGGCTCGTTATGGGCTCAACCTCCTGGGTGAAGGGTGTACAAGAATCGGAAGATTGGTGTATCCAAAACAGTCTAGAGTACGAGGTAGTGGATGGCCTTAAGCCAGAAGAGTTCCTTGAAAAATTGGCACAAGCTAAAGGCCTGTGTTTTAAGCCTGGAGGGTTAGACACCTGCCCGAGACTCGTGATTGAAGCGAAGCTTCTTGGCTGTGAATTAGAACTCAATGATAACGTTCAGCACGCAACCGAGTCTTGGTTCGAGTCGACCGCCCCAAATAGTATTGTGGAGCATTTATTGTCTAGACCTGCATTTTTCTGGGAGAATGCATTTGAAGAGTAAACACTTTACTATAATTATATTGTCTTACAACAATGAGCGCTGGGCAGAGAAGAACGTGAACTCTGCGATAAACCAAGCCTACGACAATTATGATTTGGTATACATCGACGATGCTTCGACTGACAACACTAAAAATATTGTTGACAAGTGCTTAAAATCTTGGGACTCGAAAAAGGGTATTCTCAAATATTACAACAATTCTGAAAACTTAAGAGCGCTCCCGAATCTATACACCGCAGTGGATTGCGCCAAACCGGGCTCAATTATTGTAGCTCTTGATGGCGACGATTGGTTGGCGAACAAGAACGTACTGTCAGAACTGAATTCTGTATACCAAGATGAAAGCGTTTGGATAACTGCAGGATCCTACCTTGAGAGTGTGGGCGGCAGGATAGTTAGGCCAAGCATACCAAAAGACTACTGGGATAAAAACATTAGACAACAACATTGGTCCTTCTCTCATTTGAGAACATTTAAAAGAGAGTTGTTTATGTCAATCCAAAAACAGGATTTTCTGGATGAAGACGGTGACTTTTTTAAATTTACTTGGGATAGGGTTATAATGTATCCGATGATCGAGATGTCCGGTAAAGAACACTTCATCGCTATCGGAAAGGTGATGTATATATACAACAAAGAAAATCCCATATCCGTTGACAAGGTTCACAGAAGTGAACAGCTTAGGATAGAGAGTGTCCTCGTGTCGAAGCAACCCTATGATAAACTGAGAGTATTGCAGATTGAAGAACTATAATATATTAATGTGCGCCAAACCAGGCGGCGATCGTGGCCCTGGCCTAACTTTCAGTCACCACGTTGATGCACTGAGCAAGCACAAGAATATTTCTGTTGATGAATTGTGGGACATTGGACAAATAGGTGTTCAAGGATTACAGAGGTATGATGTTTTTTGGTTTTATGCAAAGGGTTTTGATCCAAATCTTTATAATCAACTAAAGCACCATTGCCCAGACAAAAAGTTTGTTTTTGGCCCAAACGTTCTTTTGGATTATCCAGATTATGGCCCACACGACCAATGGGACAAGTGGTTCGTTGAGAATGTAGAATTTGATCTGTACATCGATCAGGTTCAGTTTTATAACGACCACGTAAAAAAGTTCTTGAGGAAAGACCTTGTTCACAAAGCTGACTATTTAGACAAGTGCGTCACTTTCGATATAGACCCATCCCTTATAGAAAACAAGAACATCAAGTATGATTGCCTTATTTATTCCAAGAAGAGGAGATACGACGACAATTATCTGGAATTTCACGATGATCTTATTGATATGTTGGAAGACAACGATATTTCGTTTACCAGAGTTCACTATGGCGAGTATAAGAGGGAAGAGTACTTTGATAAACTCTTGCAATCAAAATGTTGCATAAATCTAAGTCTTGATGAATGTCCTGGCATCGCAACGTACGAAGCGATGTTCTTAGACGTTCCAATTATCGGATCTCCTCATAATACGCCAAGCATCTTCGACCAAAGGTTTTGGGTACACGGGACGGATAGAATGACGGATCTCTATCTAAAGAGGAACGAGGGGTCTGCCAAAGAGTATTTTAACAAAATTAAAAGCTTTTTAGACGGTACTCTAAACATTGAAGAATCGCCGAGAGAATACATACTTAGGCACGCTGGTTATAAGAGGTATGCGGCCGACGCCTACACTCTTTTGAATAAATATTGTTGAGGTTTTACTATGGGTCTTGGAGGCTATTTGGCTTGGACAGCCGTCGCTAGAGAAGTTAAGAAAAAGATTGACGAAGATATAAAAATATTGCCTTGCGAGGGTGACGGCAAAAACATAACAAAGTTTGTCAGAAGCCCAGTATTCGAAAACAACCCGTATATCGCAAAAACGGACGAAAAGTCTAGACTGTTTCCTCTGTTTCTAAACAATCCGCAAGCAAACTATTGCAAAACCGATACCCCACTGATGGCCCACCACAGGTATGACAAGCATATGATCGCGCAGATGTGTGAATTTTATGGAATTGAGAGCCCTGAGCTAAAGTGTGAAATGTATTTCACTAATTATGAAAGAGACAAGGTGAAAAATCTCGTATCTGATCTTGGCGTCTTTATTACTATCGAGCCCGTATCTAAAACAAATTACACTCCGAATAGAGAATACCCCTTTGCTAAATGGCAGAAGGTTGTAAATGATCTTTCAAGAGATGTGACTATGGTACAGCTTGGGGCACCTGCATCGAGACTTCTGAACAATGTCACAGATTTCAGAGGCAAGACGAGCTTCAGGGAAGCTGCCCTGGTCATCGGAGAATCAAAGGCTTTTCTAAGCTCTGAAGGTGGGCTAGTTCACGCTGCCACCACAGTAGACACGACTTCGGTCGTTGTCATAACCGGATATCAGCACCCTGATATGGTCGCATACCCTCAGAATGTAAATATCAATCTTGGCAAGCACGGCCCTTGTGGCTTGAAAGTGAAGTGTGATGAGTGTTTTTCAGAAGTAATGAATCATAATTATTCAGAAATTATTACTAAAACGAGAAAACTTATCAGCATATGAAGACAGTGTTCACTAATGGGTGTTTTGACGTGCTTCACAGGGGCCATATCGAGCTTCTGAGGCACTGTAAGTCTCTGGGGTATGTCGTGGTAGGGTTAAACTCTGACAGCAGCATACGGCGTTTAAAAGGCGAAAATAGACCATTCAATAATCAAAAAGATCGAAAGTTTCTTTTAGAGTCTTGTAAGTATGTTGACGAGGTAATACTTTTTAGCGAGGATACACCATTAAACTTGATTAATCAAGTAAAACCCGATATACTTGTGAAAGGTGGAGATTACAAGAAGGAGGATGTCGTTGGCTACGCAGAGGTAGGGACGACAATTATTTTTAATTATGTTGAAGGATATTCATCAACTAAAGCAATCAAAAATTTTGGTGGTAGGTGACTCCTGCATTGATGTCTACAATTACGGCACTTGCGATAGAATAAGCCCTGAAGCACCAGTACCTATACTGAAGATCGAAAAATCAGAATCCAAGCCTGGGATGGCACTAAACGTAGCCACGAACTTAAATAGTTTGGGCAACGAAACCACCATAATCACGAATCTAGAAGAGATAAGAAAGGAGAGGTACGTTTGCAGTAGGAATATGCAGCATATCCTCCGAGTCGACAGGGGGGAGAGTGAAAAGATAGAACCTCTAAGGATAAATTCAGGATTCGATGCGTTCGATGACCGAGTTGGCAGTCTGGAAGACTACGATTGTTTGGTTATATCCGACTATAACAAAGGTTTTCTACCCAGCAGTGCTTGTAGGGATCTAGTCGATTTGGCCAGACACTACAACAAGCCGATATTTGTTGACACGAAAAAGACGGATCTAACTTGTTTCGAAGGTTGCGTGATAAAACTAAACCAGTCAGAATATGAAAAGATCACTAAGTACCCTACTAACTGTGAAATGGTGACGACCTTGGGCGCAATGGGCGCAATGTACAGGGACGATATATATTCTACGGTCAAAACAGAAGTTTTTGACGTCTGCGGCGCAGGAGACACTTTTTTGTCTGCCTTCGTGACGCACTATATGTCTTTCTCTAGCATCTCAACTGCGATTGATTTTGCGAACAAAGTCGCAGCCATCTCTGTACAAAAGTTTGGAAACTATGCACCAAGCCTGGGGGAAGTGTCGTGAAGTACGTTTTTGATATTGATGGTACAATTTGTACTACCACTGAGGGTGACTATTCCAAGGCATCGCCGTACGAAAGAAGAATACGACACATCAACGATCTTTTTGAACGGGGAAACGAAATAGTTTTCTATACCGCCAGGGGTATGGGCAGAACAAAAGATGATCCAGTCACGGCGACAAAACTTTTTTATGATTTCACCAGAGAGCAGTTAAATTCTTGGGGTGTTAAATATCACAGCTTGTTTCTTGGCAAACCATCTGGAGATATTTACATAGATGATAAGGGGGTAAATCACGATGCCTACTTCAGTGAGTGATACGCACATACAAGATATCAAATTCGTAAAAAAAGGCTGGGGTTTCGAAAAATGGATAGTGAACAAATCCGAATATTGCGGCAAATTGTTATACTTTGAAATTGGTAAGAGATGCTCTTGGCATTATCACGTAAAAAAAGATGAAGTCTTCTACTTACAATCTGGAAAAATGTTGATAAAATATTCCGAAGAAGATGATATAAACAATGCTGAAGAGTTAACACTATTACCTGGACAAGCTTTTCACGTATATAGGGGTCTTAGACACCAAATGTATGCGATAGAAGATAGCGAATTGTTTGAATTCTCTACGGAACATTTTGACGAAGACTCACACAGAGTGATAAAGGGAGATTAGATGAAGATTGCAAGCGCCTGGTCAGGTCACGACTGCTCTTTTTGTATTTTGGATGGTGGACGACCTGTAATCCACGCAGAATATGAAAGATACATTAGGGAGAAAGAGCCTGCCGGTGACGGTGTGCAATTTATGTTTGACGAAATGGGCGACGTTAGCGACGTCAAGCACTTTATTACAAACTTTTCTTTCAAAAAACTGAAGCAACACCCGGATTCTCTAAGCAAACTAGAGGGCATCATCGCAGATAACGGCGGAAAGATGCACGTAATAAGTCACCATCAAGCCCACGCGGCGAATGCTTTCTATTCCAGCAACTTCGATAAGGCCCTGATATTCACTATGGACGGCGGCGGAATGGAAGACGAGAATGGTTCAATCACCGCATTTACTGTCTGGGAAGGTGAGGGGAACAAGATAAAGCCGATAAAAGTGTTTCCTATCAGCCAAGTTAACATCGGCGGCGTTTGGACCCGCGTAACTAGATATGTTTTTGGAATGCAGTCTGGATGGCCAACGGGCCATCAGGCTGGAACAGTTATGGCGATGGCCGCTATGGGAGATAAGCATAAGTACTTTTTCGACTTCTACAATATGCTTGAGAGAGACTCACAGGCCGCTTCTTATAAACCATCCGGTCAACCACGAGGCGCAAATGTAGGCACAGACCCTCGTCATCCATATCTCGGCAAGTGGACAGACCTTGCCAATTCAAGCGAGCAGGAGAAGTTTGATTTGGCTGCTGGGCTTCAAGCCGCAACGGAAAGGTATCTGCACTCCTTGTTGTCCGAGTTCGTAGACCAGCACCAGTGCGATAATATATGTTTTGCAGGCGGCGTCTCACTCAACTCAGTTGTTATGGGCAAATGCCTTGAGTGGTTTGCTGACCAAAGTTTATACGTAACCCCCACACCACACGATGGTGGCTTAACCATCGGCGCAGCCCAGTTTTTGTGGCATTCTATCTTGGACAATCCGAGAATAACTTGGGAAGATAATTACACTCCATACCTTGGTGCTGACCACAAGAGTAAAATTTTGCCAACTATCGAGACGATGAAAGATAAGATCGAGACTTCTCAGTCGAGTGTCTCAGAGGTTGTAGATCTTCTTGACGATCAAAAAATCGTGGCAGTCTATGGAGGTGGTTCGGAGTCCGGCCGCCGTGCACTTGGCAACAGGAGCATTCTTGCTGACCCGAGAAGCAAAAAGATGAAGGATATTATAAACGAAAAGGTGAAACACCGCCAATGGTTCCGACCTTTTGCTCCCTCGATTCTTAGAAGCGAAGTCTCCAAGTGGTTCGAGAGAGAGGAAGACAGCCCATATATGAGCTTTGTTATAAAATTCAAGGAAGAAGTCAGAGACAAGGTTCCTGCTGTGGTTCATTTTGATGGCTCAGCAAGACTCCAGACAGTGACCAAGAATGATAACGAGTGGTATTTCGACCTTTTGACGAAGTGGCACGAAAAAAGTGGTGTCCCCGTCCTTTTGAACACGAGCTTCAACGACAGAGAACCCATCTGCGAAACACCAGAGCACGCGATAAGTTGCTTCCTAGGTACAGAAATAGATTATTTATATTTTTATGATCTCGATTTGTTAGTGAGGAGAAAATAAGTGAAGATTTTGGTGACAGGCGTCCAAGGCGTCATTGGTAGTAAATTGGAGGAGATACTAAAAATCCGAGGACATAAAGTTTTTGGTGTTGACTTGTTTCATACAGATAGAAAATACGGCCATGGTATGGGAAAAATCAAGGATGACGATTACTTCCGATGTGACATTGGAGAGTACAGGCAAATACAAGAGGTTATTGAGTATGTTAAGCCTGATCTGGTCTACAACTGTGCCGCAGAATTTGGTCGCTGGAACGGTGAACATTTTTATGAAAAAGTTTGGAAATCCAATGTCATTGGAATGAAAAATATAATTAGATTGCAAGAGAAGCTTGGGTTTAAATTGGTCCACTGTTCTTCGTCAGAGGTTTACGGCGACTATGAGGGTGTTATGTATGAAGACGTGCTTGAGAAAACCCCTATTCCTCAAATGAACGACTATGCTATGAGTAAGAGGGTCAACGAGATGCAGGCATTCAATTCTCGACAACAATTCAGTACAGAGACTGTCCTAGTCAGGTTTTTTAATACCTACGGTCCTGGAGAATGGTATCATCCGTTCAGAAGTGTCAACTGCCTGTTTACATACGACCTGCTGACCGGCAAGCCAATTACCGTGTATAAAGGCCATTCTAGAACGAGCACATACATATACGACAGTGTTAGAACGCTCGCCAATATAGCTGACAATTTTATTGATGGGGAGGTTTATAATATTGCTTCTAAATCAGAACACACAATCGAGCATCTTGCTGAGTTACTGGTCAAATTCACACAAGCGGATCCAAACCTCGTCACCTATAAGGCGCATAGCGAGATCTTGACAACCAAGCACAAACTGGTGGATAATTCAAAATCGGTAAGAGATTTAGATCACAAAGATACAGTATCACTGGAAGAAGGTGTTTGGGAAACAGTGCAATGGATGAAAGAGCATTATAGATTATGATTTGGAATGAAATACTTTGTCTTGGTGATTCGATCACATATGGCGCGAGAGACGAGTTCGGGAGGTCCCCAACTATAGAACTATCCAGGATATTGACTGGACACACTGGCGAACACTACATATGCCATAACTACGGCATCAGTGGTGAGACCAGTGTAGACCTCCTTAAAAGAACTTGGGGGGCTTGTAAGTCCCACAAAGATTCAAAAATAGCCCTAATACTTATTGGTACAAACGACACTCAAAAAAACACACCCAGTGAAGTCTATGAAGACAATTTAAGACAGATCATCAATATGTGCAAGATCCACGGAATGCATGTTATGGTTGGAACCCTTCCAAGACTAGGCTTCACACCCTTGTATTATAAGAACACTGACAAAATAGAGGTTTACAATTCTGTTATACACAAATTGAGTGTGGAAATGGGCTTTTCCGTTTGTGATATGTCTGGTGTAGAGGTGGACTACATTGACAATGTTCACTTTACTAACAAAGGTCACAAGGAGATAGCGAGAAGATGGGCAAGCAAGATACTGTCAGGCCAGACTTAAGGGTAGTTGTTGTCGGCTGCACACCATTAGCCAGAAAAGTAATAAATTGTTTAGAGGGTATATGCGAGATTGCTGGCGTCATAGGCCTAGATGAATCTAAGGGGAGGTCTAAATCAAATTACGACAGCCTTGGAGACTTTGAATCTAAATACAGAATGCTGTGGACTGGTGATATAAACTCCGAACAAGAATGGATTAAAGGGACTGACTGTGATTTGATCATACAGTGCGGATGGTCCCAAATTTTCAAACAAAGCATACTAGACATTCCCAAAAGGTATTGTCTTGGAATACACCCCTCGCCATTACCCGCCGGCCGAGGCGCAGCCATAATGAATTGGAAAATAATTGAAAGTAACGGTTGTGAATTTGAGTGGGGTAATAGTCTTTTTGTTATGGAATCAAAGACTGACACTGGCGATATTGTTGACTTTGAGCCGTTTGTTATAAGGTCGAGAGACGACATAAGAACCGCCTACCATAAGGTTGATGAGACAGCTATAAAGATGATAAAGAGGACGATCCCAAGAATAGCTTCAAATTCGGAGGTGCTAAACCACCAGGACGAAAGTGGGGCCACAAGATATTATAAAAGAACGCCAAAAGATGGTATAGTGGATCTAAGCTGGCAAGCTACAAAGATCTCAGATTACGTTAGAGGGTTGACACATCCATATCCTGGAGCCTTTGTTCCTCTGGAATTTGGCGATTTGAGATTGTGGACGATTAGTACCACAAGGTGTGCCACCAGTTTCGAACCGGGTACAATCGTCAGGACGGACTTTAACGGGGTTGTGGTCAAGACTGGTTGGTTTTCTGCAATAGTTTTGCACAGGGTAGGCTTTGAAGGTCAAGAATACTGGGCAGACGAATTGTTCAAGAAGTTAGGTTTAAAAGATGGTGATAACTTGATCGCAAGGGGGGTAATATAGTGGCATACTGGGGTTATTTCGATGTTATCAAAGTGTTTCTAAGAGATATAGAAAATCCAAGGGTCCTGGAAGTTGGAGTGGACAAAGGGCAGATGCTTTTACCCTTGTTGAACTGGTTGTCTATCAATAAAGATAAATTTCACCTTGTGGGAAATGACATTATTACACGCGACGAGCTTCTTGTTCAATTGGAATTGATGAAAAATAGTACGACAGCCGAGCAATCGTTTGATTTTTATCGTATGTCGAGTCTGGAGTATTTGCCGAATATGACATCCGAGCTGCGAGATATGGGTGCGACTAACGGGTATTTCCACCTGATGCTTATCGATGGGGATCATAATTACTATACTGTAAAGAGAGAGCTTGAACAAATCAACGATCTTCTTTTGCAAGGAGGTATTGTTATATTCGATGATTATGACGGTAGGTGGTCTGAAAAAGACGAGTACTTTGCAGACTTTGAAGAATACAAAGACAATCCTGATGCAACAAAAAGAATCGAAACCGAGTCTGAAAAAAAAGGTGTTAAACCTGCAGTTGATGAGTTTTTAAGAGAGAACAAGGACTGGAGCGCAGCGAAATACAAACCACTGTCCGACCACGAGCCAATTATTATATACAGAAATCAAGAATATCCAAATCTCTTAAATGGAGAATTTGTAGGAGTAAAAATATGAGTCAACCTAAAGTGTCATTTGGTTTTGTCAATTGCAATAGGCTACACTACTTGAGAAGTTGTGTGGAATCTTTTCTTTTATGTACAGAAGATTACAAAAACAAAGAAATATTGGTCGTAGACAATGCTTCGACGGAAGATGGTACAGACGAATACTTAGAAGAATTGAGGGATCGAGGCTTTAAAGTATATAAACAAAAAGAAAGAGACCCTTCGAACGAATATGCTAGGGCGTTAAATATCTTGGCAGAGAACTCCACTGGAGACTATGTCGCTATGATACCCGCAGACGTACAGTTTGTCATTCGCGGCGGTTGGCTGAATGAATACGTTGAGTTCTTTCAAAAATTTGATGATACGACTGGCTGTGTTTCTTTCGACGCCCAAAGGACAGTAAGAAATCAGTCTGGAGTGTTTTCAAACATCCTAGGTGATGATTTCAAGTTCACTTATCATTACAATCGCCCCCCAGTTATGGGAGCAATGAATTGTATGATTTCGAAAGAAACACTACAGCAGATGGCTCCGTGGTCGACCAACAACGACTCGCACGAAGGTGGCCAAGATTCTGAGACAAAAATGCTTAAAAAGATGCAAGAACTCTTTAAAAGTAAGGGTACTGTAAAGTACTATGCGTCCGGGATGATCCCTGTTTCGATTGGCATTTTTAATGAGCAAGGCGGGAACGCAAGAGTTAGAGGCGATTTGAGATACGGTGATTACTGGACTCCCCCCAATGACCCAAACGGCGTCCTGTATTACGAAATACACGATTATGAAACCTTAGTGGAGGTTCACGAAGATGCAACTGTACCTGTGGGTATAGAGGAGATAGCTATTTCCAACGGCTGGAAACTACCCATCGATGACCACGGCCAATGGATAAAGCTTAAGTCCGACCCTAATTTAGTCGGAGCCCAGATTTAAGATGCTCGAAGCGTTGCGGATTGCAGGTATATTTTTCGGCTCTTGCTACATTATAGGTTACGTAGCTTACGGAGGCTAACTATGAAGATCTATATAAACAGGCAACCAAAGCAGGGCCCCTGGGGCGGCGGAATAAAGACCGTCAACAAGTTGGTTAAACAACTTAGCCAAGAAGGCCACACCGTATGTTTCAGGCTTGAGGAAAACATAGATGTTATATTCTGTATTGATCCGCGACCAAATGATTACGGAGAATGGTATCAACACTTCATAAATTATCGTAACGCCAATCCAAACACAAGAATCATCCAGCGAGTCGGAGATCTTGGCACCCACAGTAAGCCGGAGTTGACGAAGTTGGTGGCTCAAACTTTGGAAATATCCGACTTTATGATATTTCCAAGCGAGTGGGCAAGAGACTGGATAGGTTTCAAAGGGGATAACTGTGAGGTCGTTCACAACGCGCCAATGTCGATATTTTATGCAAACAGACAGCCAGAGCTTGATATATCCAATAGACCGCGCCTCGTGACCCACCACTGGTCCAAGAATCCCAAAAAAGGATTTCATTTTTACAGTTTCCTGCAGAATCACATCGACAAGACATTTGAGTTTGACTTTAGATACATCGGCAGATTACCAGAAGAAGTGCTGATCAAGAATCACACTGCCCCGATAGCAGCTATAGACCTGTCTTTGGAATTGCCGAAAAGCGAAATATATATCACAGCTAGCATCGAGGAAGCGGGCGCGAATCACGTAGTGGAGGCTTTAGGTTGTGGCTTGCCGATCGTTTATCACGACGAAGGTGGTAGCATAAATAATTACTGCAAAGATTACGGAGAGTCGTTTAACACTTTCGAAAGCTTGTTGGAATCAGTTAGGCTTGTAGCCTCCTCATATAGTACTTATAAGAATAGGGCTATGTCCTACGATAGGAACAACGATGATGTTGTATCCAAGTACCTGGAGGTGATTAATAACATATGAAATACAGAGTAAACATAAGCATTGATGACGTTTCTCCGCACCCAAAAGCGTCAACAAAAGTTTTAAAGATGTGTGAGAAGCTGATTCGGAGATTTCCAAACATAAAGTTTAGTCTGTTTGTTCCGATAGCATATTGGAGAACGAAGAGACCGGGAGTAATAACACAACACCCGCTGGTGATTTGGAAATACCCAGAATTTTGCGAAGAGATAAAAAATCTTCCAAAAGAAAATTATGAAATTTGCTACCACGGGTACTATCACGGGATCCCAGGCGAAAACGACAACAACGAGTTTTTAGATATTACGTACGACGAGGCTGTAAAAAGAACTAAAAGTATGAAGAATCAAGTGGAGAAGGCAGGATTGTCAGATGTGTTTAAACCAATATTCAGACCACCCGCTTGGCGAATGGGCCCACGAGCCTGGGACGCGCTAAGTGAGCAGGGAATCGAGTTGTTCGCTGTTTCAGACATAGATTATGCGCTAGAAAGTTATCAAGGGAAAGACAAAGAATACAGGTCGAACTATTCCACTGTGTTCCCACCATTCAGAGAACTAGAAATTAAAGAAAGTTGTGGCATAGTTTATCACGCCTGCGAATGGGACAGGAACTATCTCAGCGAGGACCATATGGTGAATCTGTCAGATTTTTTAGAAAGTCACGAGAATAACATTGATTTTGTTTTTATGGAGAATTTATAATGGGAATGAGCGATAAAGTAGTTATGCCGTTGTACTCGCAGAAAGTTTCTGAGTACATAAACGAAAATCTAGAAGAGGGTCACAGGATCGCCTGGCTCGGACAACAGGACAGGAATTACACAGAAATGTTCGACGGTATTGTTTCGAAGACTGACATAGATGGGTTAGAACACCACTTTTATGATATTGACAATGATCAGGGTGGTAATTCTTTTAAATGGGATGTACACGGTCCTTGGAATATCGAAGGGTATGACCTGGTTGTGGGGTTAAGAATATTATTTTTATGTAGCTCGGCTAAGATGTTGGTCTCCAACATTAAGCATACCTGCAGTAAAAATGACAGGGTTGTATTTGACTTCATGACCGGTAATCCCGAATTAATAGGGGGCAAGACAGTCTTTGTGAAGAAGAACAACAGCAAGACAATATTGCCATTCTTTCCCGACCTGTATGGAGAAGACTTTGGAGTCCAATCAAACCATCAAGATCAAATTATCACCCAAACCATGCTCACTGACGATGGGATACATTTAGAAAACCTGCTGACGTTTCGAGATACAGTTAAACACAGGTTCTACACTTTGGCGGAGTTGAAGATTGAATCTTAATTTCTTACTTCTTGAGATGACTCACCTTAGATATTTTGCACCGCTAGTCAAAGCGGGCAACGATATGGGCTTGAAATCAACTTTCTTTGTCGGACCTTCAGGTAAATACAACTGCCCCTTGCGACATAAAAAAGAATTATCAGCATTCACGTCAGAAAACAGAGTTAGTCTTGGTCATTTTTCGGCAGTCACAGCTTGCGCAGGTGTGTTGTTTTCTAGTGAAAAGACGGGCATCGACCTGGTTAGGGCAAACGAGGTAGCTAAAAAAGCGGTCCTAACTTATCAAACTGATTTTATTGAAAGTCACCACCTGTATGAGCCTTTTGTTGATCATATACTGATGCCAAGCAAAGCAATATCTGAATATTACGGACTTGCTAGTAAAAAGAACCTGTATCTTGGGATTCCAAAATATGACATAAAAATATCAAAACAGGAAGTCTTGGAGAAGTATAATCTGAGCGACTCGAAAAATGCGCTCATAGTGTGGCCTAAAACGCGAGATGCAAACAATGTAGATGTGGATAACATTTTGAACACTGTCAAATCAATGGGTTATACCTTACTTGTAAAAACCAGAGGCAAAGACCCTTTGAACGCCACCGCTATTAAGACACTTAGAGATAACGGGGATTATTACTTTGAAGACGATTCCTGGCACCCACACACAACACAAGAACTTTTAGAGGTTAGCGACTTTGTTATTAATTTTGGATCAACCACGATAGAAGAAAGTGTGATGAACGACACCCCAATACTGAATTTTGATGTAAAGCCAGAAGTTAGACACGGGGTTAAGAAACAATACAGGGTGACACACGACTATTTGTATAAATATAAGTACTGCATAGAAGCAAATAATTCAAACGTTGACCTACGAGCAGCAATACTTCATCTTACATCGAATGATTTTGCAGATGAGTTTGCAAAAGCTAGATTAGAACATCTGTTTGATAACAAGAATGTGAGTATGAGAATCATAGAAAGGTTGGTCAAAAATGTCAAAAATTAATCTAGTATCACTAGTAACCTGTTCGGGTGATTTTTTACTTGACATTAAGATGAATTTAGGGTAGTATTTATAAATGATAATAGCTATTATACCCGCCCGAGGCGGCTCCAAAAGGCTACGTAAAAAGAACATTTACCCTATTTGGGGTAAGCCCCTCCTGCACTGGTCTATAAAAGCCGCACTGGACAGCAAGAAGGTAGATGCCGTCTGGGTCACGACAGAAGATGATGAGATAGCAGAGGTTGCTGTAGAATCTGGAGCGAACCTGTTCAAAAGAAATCCAAAGTTTTCAGACGACAACACGTACAAAATGGTTGCGATTAGAAATTGTTTCAACTCTATAGAGTTTAGCGGCAGCGCTGTTGTTTCGCTGCAAGCAAACTCACCAGAGATAACCGGAGACATTTTAGACGAGGCAATAGACACGTTCTTTAAATATGACAGAAATGAGCTGATAAGCGTTGACAAGAATCTTATGATGAACGCTGCTTTTAGGATTATGAGGCCCTGGTATGTAAACCAGAAAGAGTTGAGTACAAAGACCGGTGTCTTTGTTTGTGATGTGCACGATATACACACCATCGACGACATAAAACTAATAGAAGGGAGAACCCAGAGATGAAGCACGGCCTAGATGGGATTAATTTTTTAAAGTTTAGATTTTCTGAAGAAGTTTTATCAGACAAATATTCGGATCGAGAAAAGACTGCAATGCAGACTAAAGAGTTGATAGAAATAGAGTCCCTAAACTCAGATTCGATCGTTCTTGATATTGGGGCCAACTACGGCGAAGTAGAGAGGGTTTTGTCGCCCGTTGGCTGCAAGGTGTATGCTTTTGAACCCCACCCACTGTTCTTTTCTATGCTTGAGAAGAATTATGCAGATAACGACAATATTGTATTGTCTAATTCTGCGATATGGAAAACTAACGAGAAAAAGACTTTCTATTTCAAGAGGGCAGCTTCAGCGCTTAACGGCGGAGCTACACTCATGTCTGAAAAAACCAATATAACAGATTTGAGTTTAAACGTGGAAGTGACCTGCCTGGATGTTTCCGAGCTTATTGCCACCATCGACAAGCCCATAGACGTGTTGAAAATGGACGTAGAGGGCGCGGAATATGAGATATTACAAAGATTATATGAATCTGGCGCGTATAAGAACGTTAAATCAATATATTTCGAGGATCATTCGAGAAAAATGCCTAGTAACGTTTTTCGCCAACTAAAAGCTAACGTGTTAGAAAGTTATAAAAACGAAAACATAAGCTTGTATTGGTGGTAGTATGAACATTCCAGTAAAACTGTTTTATAATGCGGCTCTTGTCAAGTTGAGTCTGAGTTATCAAAAGATGGTCTGTATAATATTACTAATAACAAGGAGTACTTAATTGGAAATAATAGTCGATTTATGCAATCAGCACCATGGTTCTTTGTCTGAACTAAAACGAATGGCATTGAATGCTTCTATTTCGGGTGCTGACGTCGTGAAAGTGCAATTGATAGACTCCGAAAAACACTTCGGAACAAAAGACAAGAAATATCGAGATGTGACTAAAACACAGTTTTTTGAACTTACAGAGTTCTGTGACCAACACTCAATTGAACTGATGGCGACCCCTTTCGATTCAGAAAGACTGAAGTGGATACTCGATGCCGGAATCAAAAGGATGAAGATAGCTAGCAGAACAGTCAGAGAAGACAGGTCTCTGTGTGAATCCATACTTGGTTTAGACATACCAACGATTATTTCTACAGGTGCCTGCGCCCTTAACGAATTTCCATTTGGGTTTTCGGAGAACATAAGGTACTTGTTCTGCGTTTCTAAATATCCTACTTATTTAGATGACCCTCTGTTGAAGATTATGCCAAGCAGGTTTTCTGAGAGTGGATACCACGGCTACAGTGACCACGCGATCGGAATAGTGCCTGCACTCAAGGCCTACTTGAACGGCGCAAAGATATTAGAGAAGCACTACACAAGCAGTATTTTTTCACAGTCAAATAGAGAAAAAGGTCACCTTGGGTCTTTCGACTACGAGTCTCTAAAACAATTTAAAGATTTGATCAGACAATTTGATATTATGGAGGCGGTATGAGTCCAAAGGTTTCGATCATCGTTACAAATTACAATTATGGAAAATATTTACCAAGATGTCTAAGGAGTTGTCTAGATCAACACGGCACCGGCACTGAGGTTATATTGGTTGATGATTGCAGTACTGATGACAGTCTCTCAAAGATAGAACCCTTCGGAGATCAGATAAAGACATTCAAGACAAACACGAATTCTGGAGTTGCCACAGCAGCAAATTTAGGAATTTCAAAGGCTCGTGGCCAATTCTTCTTTCGTGTAGATGCGGATGATTACATAAATAAAGATATGTCTTTTATAATGTCTAAATATCTTGAGGCTAATCATGACGCTTTTTGCGTCTCTTCCGACTACCTGATAGTCAACAATTTTGAAGATACGATCGACAGGAAATATGCAGAAAAAAACAACATCTCTTGTGGTATAATGTACAGAACTGATCTTTTTTTGTCCTCTGGCGGCTACAATGGTAAAATGAGACATAGAGAAGAAGAGGAACTGAGGAAAAGACTGGGAGAAGAATACAAAATCCACCACTTGAGGATTCCATTTTATAGGTATAGAATGCACGACTCAAACAAAACAAAAGAACCAGAGTACAAGACTTGGGAGATATAATGAGTAAAAAGATTTTTATCACAGGTTGCGCAAAGTCGGGCACCACACTGTTATTAAGGATGTGTTACGCCTTCAGGGACACTGAGGTCGTTTACAAAGAAGGTTTTGATGGCCACGAGCTAAGCTTTGAAGAGTTTCTAGAATACAAAAGCAACCAAGACTTCGTTATAGGAAAGAGACACCCACCAGCATTTCTCAGTACGACTTACCACAAATCCGCTCAATATCAAGCAGCCAAGGTTCTTAAAGACAATATCAGCATAATCAACGTTGTTCGCGACGGTCGAGATGTTATCTTGTCAGATGGTAACTATGTAAAGCCGGAAAGGTGGATTAGCTGCATCGAGCAAAGGGATAAAGTTTTGTTTGGCAACCTTGTAGATTTGGAAATTTCCTACGAAGACCTGGTTAGAACACCTAACCAGGTGCAGAAAAAAATAGAGGCCAAGTTTGGATTGAAATCTAAAAGCTCCTTTTCGGAATATCCTGATTATGTAGAGGATTGGGTTTTTGACTGGAATGTTTCGGTTCTGGCTCGGGCGGGTTTGGGTAACGAAAAGAAGTACGGCAAAAGAAAAGTCAGCGACAAAGCTATTGGCAAAGATTCGGAAGCCTACAAATCTATCTGTACACCTGAAGAATTACCAGTTTTTGAAAAATATCTAAAGGAATTGGGATATCTATGAGAGCACTAGTCACGGGACACCTCGGCTATATTGGTGGAAACTTTGTTAAAAAGTGGGAAGAGCTTGGTCACACCTGGGTCGGATACGATTACAAGAATAATCACGCATTTGACATTTGTAGCGGTATAAAGGGTATCCACGTTGGGCACGAGGCAAACGCGATAGATGTCGTAGTGCATTTCGCCGCAATACCTAGGGTGGCTTTTAGTGTAGAGTTTCCCCGTCTAGTTATGGAAAACAATGTAAACTCTACAACTGTTATATTGGATTGGGCAAAAAAGAAAGACATACCAGTAATATACAGTAGTTCATCGTCCGTTATAGGGAATGGTGATGGCCCTGCAAGCCCATATGCCCTTTCTAAATATGTTGGTGAGATGGAAACCCTGCTCTACAACAAGCTTTATGGTTTAAAGACTGTCGCTCTTAGGTATTTCAATGTTTATTCTTACGACCAAGAGGCCAATAGTGAGTATGCTACTGTGGTCTGTAATTGGAAAAAGTTTATAACTGAAGGTAAAATCCCATTCATCACTGGTGACGGAAAGCAGAGGAGGGACATGACACACGTTGATGACATCGTTTCTGCAAACATCTTTTGTGCCGAGAATATAAGTGATAAAAAACTGTGGGGTACGTGGTATGATATTGGTTCTGGTGACAACATAAGTTTACTAGAACTGGCAGACGTTGTTAAGGAATATTTTCCAGAGGTTAAATTTAATTTTGTCGAACCAAGAGAAGGCGATGTTATGTATACCGAGGCAGATCTAGGGAAGTTTAAAGCTCTAGGGTGGGTCCCGAAGGTCTCACTCAAGAGTGGACTTAAAAATGTTTTTGAGAGATTAAAAGAAGATTTGACAAAATAGTTTAAATGTCAAAGAAGGGTTAGAGGTATGAAGTTAGGTATTATTGGGAACGGCTTTGTTGGGAATGCGATCGCACACGCATTTATTCCGTTTATGGAGGTCAAAGTCTACGACAAAGATCCAGACAAGTGCTCAGGTGACGGCTTTACGCAAGGCCTTGCAGGGGTGGTTAATGATTCTGATGTGGTGTTCGTCTGCGTCCCAACTCCGATGACAAGTGATGGCTTGATAGACTTGTCTATTGTTGAGAGTGTATTCGACGATATAAAAAGACTGAAGCACCCAGAGAGCCAAACAGTATTTGTGCTCAAGTCCACAGTTACACCGGGTACAACCCGCAGGCTGACAGAAAAATACCCAGACATCAATGTTGTTTTCAACCCAGAGTTTTTGACTGAACGCCACGCTAGGTTCGACTTTCTCAACCAGAGCAGAATTATTCTTGGTTCAACCGCCGGACAAGGCTCTGCAAAAGTGAAAGAGCTTTATGAAACTAGGTTTAGTTCAAATTATTTTATTGAAACAACGTACGAGACAGCCGAGATGATAAAGTATTTCAACAATCTCTTTTTTGCTGTCAAGGTTTCTTTTATGAACGAGATGAAGTTAGTAGCTGATAAACTGTTAGATGTCGACTGGGACAAGGCAGTTGAAGGTTTTGTATCTGACGGCCGCGTTGGGGACTCCCATTTACAAGTACCTGGGCCCGACGGGCGTAGAGGGTTTGGCGGTTCCTGCTTTCCAAAAGATATTAATGCATTTATGACTTACGCAGACTCAATCGGAATAAATATGAACGTCCTCAAGGGGGCTTGGAAAACAAATTTAAATGTAAGACCAGAGAAAGACTGGGAAAAATTAAAAGGAAGGGCAGTTTCAGATGGATAAAAGAGCAATGTTTATAGGCAGATGGCAACCATTTCACAACGGACACAAGTGGCTGATTAATGAAAAGTTATCTCAAAACAAACCGATCCTCATCGCAGTGAGAGATATACCACCAGATGAAAAAAACCCGTTTACAACCCAGCAGACAGTAGAGATGATCAAAAAAGTCTACAAAGATAACGATGTTGAAGTTGTTACCATCCCAGACATTGAAAGTGTCAATTGGGGACGCGGCGTTGGGTACCAACTTAACGAGCACGTCCCTCCGCAGAACATTGGTTTTATATCTGCAACAAGCATACGAGAAGGCGTTAGAATTGGTAACGATTCTTGGAAAGACAATGTAGATTCTTCAATTCATAATTTGGTTGTTAAGTATTTAGGGGATATGTGATGAGTGGTATTTTTGTTCAAATGACGGGTATGTCCGGCGCTGGGAAATCTACAATGGGATTCAAGGCGGTTAGTAGGTTAAAAGAGATGGGCCATAATGTAGAAATTATTGATGGCGACGAATATAGAGAAGGTTTGTGCAAGGACCTAGGTTTCTCAAAAGAGGACAGGAACACAAACATTAGAAGACTATCTTTTGTAGGAAAAGTGTTATCCAGAAACAATGTAATCTGCATCATGTCTGCGATCAATCCATATGACAATGTTCGCAAAGAGGTTACCCAGCAGAACAGCCTCGCGAGAACGGTGTATGTCGAATGCGATATCGAGAAGCTGATCGAAAGAGACCCGAAAGGACTGTACGCCAAGGCACTTCTTCCCATCGGCGACCCAAACAGAATAAACAATTTTACGGGAATATCGGACCCTTTCGAAGAACCAAGGAGCCCAGACCTCGTGATCAACACAATGAACCAGACAGTAGATGAATCCGTTGACAATTTAGTCAATTTCATTCTGAAAAACATAGGAGAAGACTAATGAAACTTTCAAACCAAGCGCTAGGTGCAGTCATGATGGCCTTGCAAAAAAGCATCTTATCAGAGACGGACATCGTTCCAATTTTAAAGTCATTCGACTTTTCGGTCTCTGACGACGAAGAGCTTCAAGTTGTCAACCCACCAACCTTTGAAGTACCCGAAGAGTACCTTTCGGAAACCAAAGCAACCTCGGGTAGTGATTAGTGCCCATTTATACCTATAAGTGTCAATGCTGTGAGGGTGTTTTTGAAGCTTTTCACTTAATGAGTGAGGCACTAGAAGTCTGTTCTTTGTGTGAGCAAGTCGATACAATCGAAAAGATTCCATCTATGTTGGTTAGTAAACTTACCGTACCTGTTGTGACGGCCAAGGTCGGAGATGTGGTGGAGAACTTTATTAAAGACGCCAAAAGAGAAATTCGACAGGAAAAGAAAACTATCAAGAAGAAGGAGATGTGACTATGGAGTATCTGTTCTTAGCAGTTTCAATAACTCTTAATATTATTTTGATATACTACGCAGCAAAAGTGGCCAAGAGGTTAATGATCGCGAGCACTAACACCGATATGTTGAAGGAGACTTTTGAATCTTTCCTAGCGTCGGTGCAGGCTATGCACGAATCAGAGATGTATTATGGAGACCAGTCACTTCAGACTCTAATGGAACAAACAAAAGACATAATAGTCGACTTGCAAGAATTTGAAAGCATATTTTCTTTAGAGTCCTTAACGGAGGAAGAGGAACTTGAAGAAGAGGAAAGCTAAAACTAAAAACCATTATTTCACCAAGGATCACGAAAATGCCATAATCCAATACAATGAGGCAAATGATCTTTCTACGAGGTCGCAACTCTATATCGAGTTCATCCAACCTGCGTTCAGTGAAATGGTTGAGAAGATCATCTACACTTATAAATTTACTAACCTGCCAAACATAGATCCGTTGAAGGAAGAGTGCAAGGTTTGGCTAACTACTGTTCTAGACAAATATAATCCAGACAAAGGCTCCAAGGCGTTTTCTTACTTTTCTGTTATAACAAAGCATTGGTTTATTCACAAGATAAAGAAGAACTCAAGCAGAAATAAAAAAGAAATAAGCTATGATGAGGTGATACAAGAGGCGAATCACGAAACTCTAATTGAAGACCGTAACTATTATATCGAGAGAAGAGAGCAGCAGGAGTTCTGGCACTCACTCATGACAGAGATCGACAGGTGGGATTCTGTTAATTTAAAAGAGAACGAGAAAAAAGTAGTAGAGGCTATAAAGATCTTGCTGAATAGTGCTGAACAGATTGAGATATTCAACAAGAAAGCTGTATATCTTTATCTTAGAGAATTAACAGGGTTGAACACCAAACAAGTCGTTAACAATCTCAATAAACTTAGGGACAAGTATAGAATCTTTAAGACGAGATGGGATCGAGGGGACTATGATAGGATATAATTTCTATCTTGTCTAATTATTAGTACGATGAATGACTTAGAAACTTTTATAGCAAATTCTATTAAGAATATTAAAGATGATCGCGCAGCGACCAAGACGCTCTTAACCAATCTTATGAAATATATGATGGTCACTGAAGAGCGTCACGAGAAGGTGGGAATGATAGCGGCCAAATACGTAGAAACCCTGCAAAGGTCCAACGAGCAGCTTGTTAAGTTGACAGCGATTTTACAAAAGCAGGTATCTAGACACGAAGGTATTACTGATAAGGAGAAGGATGAACTCTTCGATCTAATACAATTGGACGACGACGAAGCGGAGGATTGATTTTGGCTCTCACTGAAAAAGAGATTGAAGAACTCAAGCTTATAGCCAACCCAGATGCAGGTCTTTCCGGTAGAAGGTTTAGCACGTTTGACGCCAAATATGGTCTAGATCCCGCACCCGGCCTAGCTAACGGTGTGGATATGTTTTCTTTATTGTTTCAAGACTTGTCTAGGAACTCTACCCCTTTAAGAATTGATGATGGTGTCACCGGCGAACGTGTTGCCAGAATAATACACGTAGAAAAGAAAGACCCAGCCTCTTGCCCGGATATAGAGACCATAAACGAACTAAAGGAAATGCTAACAGAGGAACAAAAACAAGAGTTCGAGTCCGGCGACGGACTAGTATACGTATTCTATTGTATCCCCGCTGGCGGAACTGCGACCTCTAATGAAATTCCAAGCGCCCTATCATCTGGGGGCTCCCCAAATGAAATAGACTACGCAAAGATAATAAACTATCCAAGATTTTACTCCATACTAAATCCTGTTTCTAGTGATTTCGGGGATGTGTTAACTGCCGCCGTCGGCAAAACTGCTCGCGTTGAGTTTCTGGACAGAGATGAACACAGATACGGTGTCTTCAAAGGATTGGTAGGTGAAACGTCCCAAGGACCAGCCTCTGGTGGAGGAGGGTCAGGTGGTCCAGGAGGACCTAGTGTACCCTCACCGTCGGGTGCTTTTGTCGGTGGCTCCGCCCGAATCACTCCTGCAACAATGTTCAATATGGAAGACTTCGCTTCTATCGGTCCAATCCCTGGCTCCAAAAGTTTTAAAACAGATCCGATCCCAGAGGGGATCCCTTTGCCACCTGCATATATAGCTGACGTCAAAAGAGGAGTCAATCCGAAAACTAACAGATACTACTTCAAACCATCAAAAGCAAATCGAAAGCCAGAGACGAACAAATTAAGGGCTGATATTGAAGCTCAATTTCAAAAGGCAATGAAGGTACCACGCGAACTTGGCGTCCCAATTTGTACGTCAGGCGGACTTGTGCAGCGCGGCGGGGGTAGGCCTGGCAGCACTAGTTTGCACACTTTGGGCAGAGCGATTGATTTTAATACAAATCTATTGATAGAACACAAGGGAAATTATCAAGATAATCAGGTTTTGTACATAGCGTCCCCTGAACCTGGCAATTCTGGTAAATTTAGATTTTACGCTAGGGCTGGAGTAAGACAAGCTTTTTCAGACTTTTTGAACCCTGGGGCACCTTCCACCCCTGCAGTTCCAAACAAACGTATACTTGCTTGGATTCCAAGTAATACTCGTGGGGGTCACTACCTGGAGTATGTCGAAGGTCCGTTTGTAGACATGACACACTATTTAGAACTTTACGGGTTTAGCAGAATAGGATCCTTAAAAGGCTTCCCAGGAACCAGAAATCCGCTTCAATTTTATGGCGGCGCATTGAGCGAAGGTGGTCGGCTAGTGAAGGGTTACGGTGATCCAAAACAGCAAGCTGAGTGGTGGCACTACCAGTTTACAAAAGATTTGGTGCGACGAAAATCTAACTTTGCAGACGAGTTTTTAAAAGTTTACGGATTCGGATACACCAGGAACTACTTCGCTAGCGGAAAAACTATCCAATCTAAGCTTGGCGGAGGACGACGAAGAATGAACAGATCCCTTCAAGAAATGAAGGATGTCATATATGGAATAAACTTTTTTTGAGAATGGTGATAAACTAAATGCTTACGGTTAGAGCACACATTGAGAACAACAATTACGAGTCTGTGTTGGTCCGCATCTTGGGGCGACACACCGGAGCGGTATTTGAGACTTACGAGATACAGAGGAAGCCGTCCGAAGAGACCTTACGCGAGGCCTACGACTGGATAAATTCGAAATACTTGAATATCGATATATCAACTCAGGGGTTTTCAGGAAACATAACCAAAAATAAGTTCAACTCCAGCGGGAAATTAAGAGAAAAGAGCACAACATTTAATCCATCAGCGTCATCTTCAATAGTCACATTCGAAGAATATGTTCAGCAAAACACTCTCTCGGTTGCCTCGCCAGCAGAGATCCGACTATCTCTGCAAGGGTATAATGAGTTCATTAAACAATCTGGACTTTCAGGTGTCGCCAACCAGCGTCCTGACACCGAAGAAGAGTGTTCGGATACGGAGACGGTTCAATTGCGGCAGGGGTTAGATGGATCGATATCTACTATCAGTGGTGTAGAATACTCAACCCGAGCACCGGACACTGCAGACAGCCTGATACCGACAGACATTGAAGCAGATTTAGATCTAAACCAAGAGGCGCTGTCCAGACATTCGATAGACTCTACGATTAATGCCACTTATGGCCGTCTTCTCAATCGGGCTACTGGTATATTACCCAGCACTAAACCCTTGATTGATTTGACCGGTATGCCTGGTTTTTCAAAACAAGGCTCAGTCGGAGCTAAAGACGCTTCTGACGGAAGAAAGGGGGTCGCCGGCGATCATATGGCCGAGCCGGTGCCAAATTTCAAACCGTTCAAGGGAGATAAGATAATATCAAATAGCAACAATGCTTCAATAGTATTGACTAGGGACAGGAACTCTGTATTGACATCTGGTTACGGTGGTAAGGGCAATTCCCAAGCAGCAGCAATAGACATAGTATGCGGTCGAATGTCACCGAGCCCTAGAGCAGTAGACGACAAAGACTCACCTCTAGAAGTTTCACCGATGTTTGTGCCTGTGGAAACTGAATATGGTACCCTTGTTGATGCAGCTAGAATATACATTTCTCAAAAGTCTGATATCGATTCCTACTTTAATATAGTTGAAGGCACGATTGGAAGTAGCGAGGCGAGATCGGCAGTGGGCATAAAGGCAGATTCAGTGAGGTTGGTGGCCAACGAGGGTATAAAACTCGTCACTAAAACGGATAAGATGAATTCGCAGGGTGGTAGAATTAAGAAGATACGCGGCGTCGACATCATAGCAAACAACGATGACAAAAACCTCCAGCCAATGACACTTGGCGACAACACTGCAGAATGCATCAACGATCTTGCCAACATCGTTGATTCTTTGGTTGGAGCGCTGCAGACTACTGTAAATAACGTAGCCCAACTTGACGTAGCGCTGTCCACTCACGTTCACCCTTCTCCGTTTTACGGTGTCCCGACGTTACCATCTCCAAACGGAGGACCACAGTGCGTCGCATCGCTTATTGAATTTGTAAGTGTGGAGACCTTTTCTAATTCTGCAATGAAATGGAACATAAATTCTTTTAAATGGAAATATTTAAGACAAGGCTCAGCACGCTCGATAAGGAGTAAATTCAACAACGTAAATTGAATTTTTTGTAGACTATGATTAATAAAAAACTACTAACTCAAAAAGACTTTCTCCTCGTTTCAGACGTCGGTACGAGTGTAAACTTTCACTTGCCTCTGTCAATGGGAGCCAAAGACACTAATATTTTGGTCCTAAAAAAGTTTCTTGGACTGCCTGACAGTAATGCCCTGTTTGACGCGGACACGAAAAGCCACCTTATGAGGTGGCAGAGGCAGAACGTTGATACTATAAGTAAGATTGCGGGCTGGTCACCACTCGACAACAGCAGTCTAGATACTCCTGCTGAATTTGACTTTGAGCTTGGTTCTCTTGGCCCAGCAACATTTAGCGCAATGTCCGTCGCTGGCCTGAGCCCCCTAACCTCAGATTTCTTTTACAGTGACCCTCACACTGTAGTCACACTACCATCGGTAACGCTACCAGAGGGGGGGATCACCCTTGCTGACTGTGTTGATCCGGTCTTGAGGGAACTGGAATCAGTAACACCAGAAGCGATTCTGGAACCGGACAATATATTAGAAAGCTTGAGACCGTCAGAAGTCGTCAACGAGCCGTTTAAGGATCCAGATTATTACTACGTTGTTACTTCAATCGGCGTAACTCGAAGCCAGCTCGGCGGCACAAGCATCGAGTCGTACCTTAAGAACAACGGAACTGATATCCTTGCTCGCGGCGTAAGGGAAATGTTCAAATATTATAATAAAGAAACCCAGTGGGAAGTAGACTTATCTACAGATGCGGGAAAAGCGTTCTTGCCCATAATCAAATACCAAAAAAGACCACTAGAGAACACAAGGTGTGTCTTAACTGTCGACGACCTAAACATTCTTGAAACGGTAGGTGCAGATGAGTCGGGAAAATCCATCAATGTTTTATTTGGCCAAAGCACTGCAGAAGGTGACCAGCCCATCTTTGCAGCCGTAAAAAAAATATACATACCAGAGACTCGCGCAAGCTCCACCTTTAAAGCGCTTGTTCGTGTTAGAACAGAAATGTTTGACTTAATTCCGCGAGCCCCTATAACAAGCACTACCGCCTTTACTGAACTGGTGGATATAGACGAGGAAATTGCCCCAGTATTGGAAGAGGTTGCGCTTAGGTTAAAGTCACTAGGCTTGGATGTAAGCAATTATGATGAGGACGCTCTAATCCAGAAGTCTAGAGATGCTCTGGCTGTAAAAAAGTTTCTTAAGAAGTATGAGAGAGAGTTGTCAATGCTGAGACAACAATACGATTTGGGGATAAAATCTGCATCTGAGTTAGTGGATCTAGAATCTGCGAAGGAAGCCGCAGATTTTGCAAAGAAAAGGATGGACTTCGAGCCTTTTCCGGTGACAATCCCGTACAAGATTTCAGATATTGAACAGGATGTCAAAGCTGCTATTAAACTGATGAAGTCGTACGACAAACAGGTAAAGTCATTCTCCGAAACCGGAATTAAAATAAAGCCCGAGAACTTGTCATTGAACAAGGAGGCCGATCGTTTATCTCGACTTCTTGGTAAACTAAAGAAGTTGGCAAAAGATAACGATTTTATAATAAGCAAGGAAAATTCTGGAACGTTATTGATATCTTATGAGCCGACCATAAGACCGGGTGAGGGCATAGGGGGATTCGCTGGTGCAAAAATAAAGAAAATCGCACTGGTGTCTTTAAACGATGTGCCTGGTGTTTTAACATCTGGATTTGAAAGTTTTCTCAACTCTAGTCCGATTACAAACTCTACGACAGTCAGTTACTTAATGCAATTACCACTGTTGAAGAAGCAAAGAAATGTTCAATCAAACAACACATCGATCTCTCAAAGCCCCAGTAGTTATGGAAATGCGTCCGCATTCCTGTTGAAACACCATCACCCTACGCCGAAGATTGATTTTAATTTAGCAGACGTGGACGTAAGACAGGTGTTGAATAGTCCTATCAACCTTGTTTCCAAATCTTTAAATGTTGATTTAGACCCTGGGTTTTTAAACGCGAAGAATACGCTTTATAAAAATGCAATTGAAGGTGCCTACTCTGTGACTGACAAACTGAACTACGATATGGACTTCTCAGATCTTGGAGAGTTGTTTGCTGAGTTTTTCGATAGGTACGATTTCTGGGCACTGTTTATAGACTATCTTAAAATATTGCCCGACGTGAATGCGGAAGAGGTTTTGTCGGAATGGGATTTTGATTTTAAAATACCTGAAATACCAAAGCTCCCAACGTTTGATCCAATTAAACTTATCGTTAAGAATCTAGAGGTCGCGATTTCAGATATACTTACAAGTCTCTTAAGTGGGTTGATCAGGGATATTTTAAAGACGTTATCGAAGAACGCGCCAGATCTTCTTGGAGGTGCCGTTGGAGACATAAAGATAAATGATCTCATAAACGGTAAACTATCAAAAGACTTGATGCCTAGCATTTCAAACTCTCAAGTGTACGGGGGCACAGGCCCCAGCGAAGTAGCGAGAATAACGACGGTTGCAATAAAGTCTTTTGAAAGAGTTGGGGTTCCAACAAATATGCTGGCCAATATCGCTAACATATTTGAAAGCATATCCTTGGCCTTGACTCCAAACGAGATATCCTCGTTATTAACCGGCAACGCGGACAAAGACACTCTAGGCATAATATTGACTGTAATAAAATCAGATTGCTCAGACCTAAAGAATTACGTTCAAGATACGGGAGTCGTTCAAGAAATTTTTGAAACTGTTGGTGATTTTGTAAGTGATGACCTTTTAAACAAGATTTCACAAAACCCAGACATAGTGTTAGGCGATGTTCGATGTCCAGATGATATCGGCGCTGGCGATATACTTCTTAGAGAAACCTTAGAGTCAGCGAATGCATCTGAGGATGAAATATCAAGAGCGCTTGCCGACGCATCTGCAAGAAGGGAGGCGATGAGAGGTTTGCTCAAAAAGAACCCTATGGATGCCCTTGTGGCGGAGTTAGGGCCTCAAAGCTTGCCTAACCCATATATGAACGAAAACAGTCTCAAACTGGCGGGATTGGCCTCTAAGGGCGTGTTTGGAAACATAGAGATGGTGTTTGACAACGATCTATCTGGATATGTCCCGACATTTTATGAAGCTTCACAAAGACCGCTAAATCCAGATGACCCAGAATATGACCACGTTGGTATGGCACAACACGAGTTTGTACGCCGTCAGGTCGAAGAACCAAATCCGGCCGATGATCATTTTACCAAAATTAAAAAACCAGGCGTCATCACTATTGATGATAATGGGAGAGTTACAAATGTAGAGCCAGCCCCTGACTTAGTTTTCAATTTAGCTGACAAGATTGACTCGGACTTGTTTGAAAAGATAATGCTAATCCCTTCAAAGAACATCAGACAGGAGGCGAGTATCTTTCCCTCATTTAGGAACTATCTTTTGGAGCCAAAAAACAACTTTGTTGGAATAACCTCTGGACCATATCCAAAGTTTACAGGCATAGAGTTTACTGGCCTTCTTGAATTAGCGTTCGATCTTGCTGGGACATACGACCTCGAAAAGCAAGGCCCACAATTACAATATAGAATAAACTCTACAACCAAGTTTCCACAAGATAATTTGGAGCAGTTTACTGATTCAGTTGTGGACAATCGTGTTAAAGATCAATTCAATTGTCAAATAGTAGATCAGTTCTTCGTCCACACTCCAGAGGACTGCTTTCAGGTTGATAGACCTGCTCGCGTTTTTGAAAGTGAGTTGAGACAAATGCAGACCTTCAATTATCACGAAGAGATGTCTGAACAATTAAGAGACCTCAGATTGTCTGCACCGGATATGCAAAACACTGATACAAAGAAGCTTTTAAGGCCAGAAGCCTTTGCGCAATTTGTAAGGAACTCCCTTGAGAAAAGCGTGGAAGAATCAAAAATTAACAGGCTATATTTCAGGGACCTGGCGGAGAATAGATACTTTACAGAGCCAATGTTAAAAAACTGGAACACTGACTCAATTCTATGGAAAGCGATTTCATACGGAGATACAGATGAATCGAGCTACGAACTTTCTCATTTTACAATGTTGTCTCAAAACTTTATGGACAAGATTGCCGAAAGCGTCTCGACTTCCAGATACTTTAATGTAGGACAAATAAGCGAATTATCAACAAGAATCTCCGAAAAGTATTTTGAAGATGTAAGGTCTGATAAGGTTTGTCTTATAAAGAACAAAGATCGCCCAATAGACTTCGAAAAGATAAGACAACAAGCAATGGAAGACTATAAAGATTCGTTAAGTAGGGAAGAAAATAATCCAATAAATAGAGACTTCAGCAAACCAGGCCCTCTCGAAGAAAGCTTTTCTGATCAACTAGTATTTTTGTATATCAGAACTTTTGTCATCGAGTTTATTTTGAAGGGTATCTTTCTTTTTTCTAGATTTAGACCTTCACAAATTCTAGGTCAGGATTTTATTGTACAGTACCTATATGATTATATGGAGACGACTCTTGAGAGAGATTTTCAAAACTCTCAACAATATAAGATAAACTTTTATGACAGAGTTAAGAAAATAGCAAATCAATCTGACAATAAGGATGCGTTGGTGTCGGTTATAGCTAAACTAATGCAAGACGTTCAGCAGGAAGTTATCACAATGGCAGAGGATTTGTTTGAACCAGAGTTCTCATCTTACAAAGAAGAATTCTTTAGTCAATTAATTGATCAATATGAGTCGAGCAAGAGTGTCTTGTCCCGCTCTCAAATTTTTGGCGATTCCAGACCTAACAGTTTGTACTTGGACTACTCATCCTATCCTACCCTAGGTCGGCAAAATCCTCACGGACAATTCAGGGTAGAACAGTATTTTTATGTAAAGCCACCGCAAAATGATCCAAACTATTTGGCAAAAGCGATTGATGCTCTGTATTATGCTTTGGCGACCGCGAACGGTCAAAGAGACTCGTCCGAAAACAGATACAGGCTTTATGCTAAAAGGCAAGATGGACAAAGAGATAATAGATTAGTTAATCCAGACTTGCACTTCGCTTTAAGCAGGAGAATGACACTTGGCGAGTATGAACAACTGTTAGAGGTTCTCAACACCCCAGTCGCACCGGATTTTATAAACAATGAAAGCGGAACAAGTTTTCAAAATGCGCTGCATTATGTTTTGGAAAATACTGTAGTTGGTTTACGATTGATTTACATCCCTGGATATGAAACGTTTCAGTTGACCGCCCCTGTGTTTACAAATTTCGACGAATATCAAGGCGACATCGGCATTTTTGGTAGCACGTCTAGCAAAGAGGTTGTTATTGGCGAAGGGGGTGGGTCTATCCCAATAAACCTGTCTAATTACTCTCAATATTTATCATCTATGAAGCTCGGACCAGTCAGAGTCGATCAATTTGAACACTTTGTATTTGAGTTAGCAAAGGTAGAAAACCTTGTTGATTGTATGGGCAATTTTGCCATATACACAAACAGCAGAATACAGCCAAGAGAAACAGCGGAGAACGTATTTAATTCATATGAGGACACACTAATAAACTCTTTACTTGGATTGAAAGATGGAAAAATTATAAGCGAAGACTACAATTCCGACGTCAAAATGTTATTCGAAGAGATTTTCCCACTAAATCGTATGGCTGCACTGTATTTTATAAATGAAGAAAACTTTTTCGATTCAAAACGTGGATTTAGAGACTTTCTTGGTGGGACTAGAGGGTCGATAAGATCTATGTACAGGATACTGCAAAACAAAAAATCTATAGGTTCTGGCGATGAAGGCCTCATAAGTGGCGATGAATATCCTGCTGTGATGAAGGGTAACCAAGGCGCTTCTGGTCCTTTTGGGAACGTAGCGGAAGCACTCTTGGGTGATCTGGTTCCGCAGATAGCAAAGATGGTGGTAATGGCACCTATAATCGCTATAAAGGGACAGGCAGCACTCGTAGACCCAGCATTCGCTCAGATGAAGAAGATATACGACAGAGACCCCTGTAAGTTGAGAGATGGGTTGTCTTGGGGCTCCATAAAGAGTCCTCCATATTTATCTTCAAATTCGAGCAGATCATTCACGTCTGGATATTTAAACACCGATGACAATACAGTTGCACCACTGACTTTGGCAGCACCCGTTGATATTTCTTTGTCTGTACTTCAGATAATCAGC